CCAATTTTGAATTCATAAGTCTTTTTAGACTCTGTTAATATTTGTGTAAATGTTTTCATGACGGTTATCCTCTAATACTATTTATCTTCTTCTAATTTTTTTAATCTTGCTAATAGGCTGTTTCTATCAGTAACAATAGCACCGTGACCGTTAACAATACCAGCCTCTTCAATAGGTGTATCCTTATCTTGCTTCTCTTTTTTCAGTTGTAAGTCTATCATTTTAAGTTTTTTGTCCATTTTTGCAACTTTTGCGTCTAAAGATGTTTTAAGCATTGATCCTGCTACTTCAAATACCCTGCCACTATAACGACTTTCAACATTCATCCCTAAATCCATTAAGTCTTCGTAACTTTGTAAAGCACGTTCAGCAATATCATTTAGTTCATTATCTGCTTTTTCGCCTAATCCTTTTACACTAGGCAATGCACTAGCAATCTTATCAAACTCTGCTATATCACGCATAGTCTCTTTTTGCTCAGCAATTTCGTATTTCTTTTGCTGATTTTCTTGCTTAGATGCTTCGTCGATAATTTCCTTTGAATCAGGTAAATCAAGCAAGTCTTGTAGTTTCTTTGTCATTTTAATATTCCATTAACTGCTACTATTATTTAGCAGAATTAGGGTCTTGCTCCCATTTTTCTTTAGTGATGCGTATATACCATGCTCTGAATGGTTTGCCTAGTCCTTCGCCTGCTGGATTGTACAAATAAGGAAGTAAGTACTCAGGATATCCTTTACCACTTCCTGCATTATTTGTTTTGATAAACACTTTATCTACATATTGAAATACATCATTAAAGAAAAACTTCCAGTCAAATAGTTCTCCTGGTGGTAAACACTCTCTATCAAAGCATGTCCTACTAGCAATAAACAAATCATATTTGCCCGGAAAGTCCATAGGCTTACCATTGTCAATCCACAAATGGTGTCTTTTTAAATTAATGATATCACAGCATTGTTTGTACATTGGACCTGTTTGCTCTTCGTCGACATCAGTTGCTTCAACATGTATACCTTTTTGCATAAGCATGTATGGCAACATTCCTACACCAGTACCTATGTCAACTGCTGTCTTTACATCTTTCAGCATACCAAACTCTTCTGCTTTTTTAACCATGTATTCTTTTTCTGGATAGTGTATATCCCATTGTCTGATATATTTTGCACCCCTTGCTTTTTTGGGATGACTGTTTGCTATATCAAACATTTTTGATTTGTATTCTGCTAAATTCATTATCGTCTCCTTCCGCTGTGGAAGATATCTTGCTCAGTAACTATTCTAAAATACATTCCTTTTTGTTTACACCATGCTCTAGCGGCTTCCCATTTTGCTTGGTTAACAATCCATGCCGCTTGGTTGTGTTTGCTACGACCTAGTTTTTCTTTTAGCGTTTGATTTTCAGGTTTGACTTCTATTATCTCAACTTTCCTACTGCCATTTTTATTTGCATATGCAATAAAAAAATCTGGTACATATATTGTATGCTTACCAGTTAATGGATTTCTATAAGGAATTTTTACTGCTTCACTAGCCCATGCTTGAATATACGCATGTTCGTCGCACATTTTCATAAACGCAAATTCCCAACTACTTCTATAAGTAGGAGTTCTATTGCCTATGTACTTGTCTGGATTTTTTAGGTTATATTTTCCCTGTGCAAACCGTGACATGGATCTATACCACTATGTTACGTGATTCTTGTCGAGATATAGTGTCTTTTGTTTTGAATCCAATTACACTAACTTTAGATCTATTATAGTTTACAATTTCGCCGACTAATCCACTTATTTCTACATCGTCTAAACCTTTAAGTGTATCAAGTAGTGTGTAAACATTTACGTCATCTGTCTTTGCTTGTTGTAATAATACTGTAGCAACACCTGTTGCTGAACTTTGTTCAAAACCTCTTTTTAAGAAAAATCCTACTACTGAATCAACTTGTGTAGCATTATATGAAATAGGATCAGTAAAGTATTTGTTAAAAAATTCTTTTACTTCTGTTGCACTATCTACTGGTTCTAATTTGTAACTGCTGTTTGCCATTATGGTCCATTTCTTCCTGCTTGTAATGTTGATCCTGAATTTGCACCTACTGTTGTTGAAGTACCAAATGAATTTGCTGTGCCTGCTTGGGCATCGTTTGCAAAACTAGTTGCACCTGCTGTTGTACTATTGTTTGCCGCCGCTTGGGTAATCCTTTGACCGTATATTAATGAACTAGTATCAACTGTTCCGCCTACTGTTGATGTAATAGATGCATTCCCTCCGTTACCAGATGATTTAGGAATACTTATATTACTAAGTCCACCTACATTTTCTCTACCTATATTTGTAATTGTACTTTTTAAAATATTAAATCCTTCTTCACGTAGTCCTGCTTTTGATAATGATTTTGCATTTTTAAATGTATTAAATGCAGTCAACGCTGTACCTAAATTAAAAGTACCACCGGCAATATCTCCAAGTACATCACTAATTCCGCCAATTACTCCACCACCGCCAAATAGACTACTTGTACCACCACCGCCTAGTGTTAATGGACTAGGTGTTTTATCGTAGTGTGCAGTAGCAAATCCTTTTGGACTGTTTTCACCTACTGGACCTCTACTATAATATACTGCTTCATATGCAATACTAATTTGGTTTTGTGAAGGTGTACTATTATCCATACTATCCACTTGGTCGTGTGTTAGACCTGTAACCATAGGATTAACAAGTGTATATCCTAGATACTCATGTCTAGCCATTTGGTAAATTGTAATTTTATTAAAGAAAGGTGATTTGTGATCGTTATCTAAACCATATCTATAATTTTGTGAAATTGGATCTGTATATGTGTTACGCGGATTATATGGTGGATTTATTCCGTCATCTCTATAGTTACCGTCTCTAAAATAATATCTGTAGTATGCTTCCATTAACGTTGTGGTCAATCCCATGTTGTCATCATGGAAAGTAATGTTAACAGGATCATATTCAATACTAGTTTGTAAGTTCTTTTTGCGATTATACATATTTTTAGTTGCAGTTTGAATACTAAACTTAGGTAAATCTGCTGACTTAACAAGCATATTAATTTCTTGTTTGTGTCTTTGATCTAATTGTGGTATAACTTTTTGTGCTTCTGGACTTAATTCAAATACTACATGATACAGGAATTTTGTCTTAGGTGCAAGACGCATGCCGTCATCTGTAAAAAGTCTTGCGGCATGTTGATAATCTTTTAAATTACCACCAGGATTTGTTGCTCCCTGTAAAACGTTATTTAAGAATCCATTAAGTATGTTGGCCATGTAAATATTTATCCTTAAAAGAAAAGTGCGTATAAAAAGAAAAAGGGTGACCTAAGCCACCCTCTTATAATACTATGGCAATATTACGGATTTATTATATTCCGCCGCCGCCTGTTACTAGACTGTTAATAGTTCTACCAACTGCTGTACCAATTCCTTCACCTTGTGGTGATTGGATAGCGTTGTCGTAACGCATTGCTAATGCAATAGTTACTGGTTCATTTGAACTATATGCTAGTGTGTTATAGTTTGCGTTTTGGATAAAGCAACCGTATAACTCGAATGTTTCTAGTACGTTTGGTGTGTTAGCACCGTTACCACCATCTAAGATTTCAATACGTGTTGTGTATTTGTAATCAATACCTGATGCCGCACTTGACTGTTCGAAAAAGTCAAATTGTTTCTGAAGTTGTTCGCCAACTAGTTTTTGTACACTGTTGTTAACATCTTCTCTTAAGTTCAATGTAATTGGTTCCCAAGTAGGACGACCTGCTAGGTATGCTCTACTATTGTAAACTGGAATTTCTAATTCCTCAAAGTTTACTGTTGGGCGTGTTACATCAATTACTTGTTTTGTAAGTTCTGTTGTCGGTGTTGATACACCAAAGTTCTCAAGTGTCACTCTAAAGCGATACTGTAGTTTCGGCATCAACAAACCTTGTGTTGATGCAGATGCGTCGCTCGCTAGTGGTACTGTAATTTTTGAGAGTGTTGAAATTGCCATAATGTTTTACTCCTGTTACAAGTATTTATCATTAACGAGCCCCATATTTCAGGGGCTCATTTTTTGAATTATAATCCTGCAATCTCCCCTGTATTCTTAAGTCTTAATGGAATATAAATGAATTCCACAGCCTTAACTGGTTCAATTGCTATATCTAAGTATAGTTCGTTTCTATCAATTCTACTTGGAGTATTGTTAGATTCATCACAAACCACTATGTAGTCGTATAGTGCTCTACTTCCAACTAACTCAAGCATTAAACTTTCAGCCGCTTGTTTGATCTCATCACGTGTGATCTTATCATTTGGCTCAAAGATATAAGGCTTAGCAAGTTTATTAAGTTGACTACGCATGTAAATTACAAGTCTAGCAACGTTTACTCTATCTAATGCACTTGCATTCTTTGCTCTTGTTTTCTGTCCGAAACAAACAAGTCCTGCGCCTGTAATAAATGTAATAGGGTTAACACTAATTCCAAATAGCGTATCACGCTGTCCTTCATTTAGTGCAATTGATACAAATTCGCCTTCGTTATCAATGTAACCTGTTGCTGTTGCGTTAGTAACTCCACCACGTCTTGTTCCTGCTGGAGCAAACCATGGAAACGAAACTTGATCACTTAATGCAATAGTTCTTAGCATCATATGACTTGGCGGAACAACAATGTTGTTACCTGCGTTGTCACTTGTGAAGCCCCATGGGTAATAAACACCTAAGTATTCATCTCTACTTACTAGTCCATCGCTATTATCTTCAACTGCAAGAGCAACGTTTGTGCCCCATTCGTTAAGTGAAGTAGCACTTGAATCTAGTGTTGCTGGTGAATCACCTACAACAAATGCTGTTAAGCCTCTGTCATAGTTTAGTGAAATCATTTCGCCGATTAGTTCTGGATAACCTGGTGCCGCCATTAAGTTAAAGATTCTTGATTCGTCATCTCTAATATCTTGGTTGCTATTAATCATTGCTTGCATTGCTTGTACAACAACTGCTCTCTGTGCTGATTGACCAAACTTACCTGAACCATCTGCGTTGTTTGCTGACTCAGTAATCCATCTGTGTGGATAGTAGCCATTCATTGGTGCATCGCCGTCACGTCCGTTATCTGCTGTTAAGTCAATGTAGTTACGTACAAATTTCTTAACATTAAAACCGCTTCTGCGTGTGTTGAACAAAATCATGCCTTTTGGATATAGTGCAGGATCTGGAGCATCAAAGTCTAAGAAGTTACTTGTAAGTAACTCAACAATAGTTGCTTCTTTGCTGTTTGCACCTGCTGTTGACCAACGTGCATCACCAAATAGTACACCGTCTTGTGTAGTTTGATCACTTGAATCTAATAATACCCATTGTTGTTTAGCATGTGACCAGCGATAAATCTCTGGATACTTGTCAATGTTTGTTGTATTAATCCAAATGTCACCATCTTTAAGAGCAGTTCCATCTGATTGTCCTGTTGCCGCTAGTGGCTCAGTTGCACTTACAATTGGTCCTGCAGGGTCAGTTTTATCGCCTGTCGCCGCCGCAAAGTACGGACTAGTTGAATCTTGATAACCTACCCAAGTAGTACCATTGTGTACCATAATGTCTGCTTCATCAACAACTGAATTGTACCATAGTGTACCATCTGTTGCTAATGCTGTTGGAGCATCTGGACCATTAGTTGCACTTAGTACTTTCCAGTTTGTAGCAATAAAGTCTGCACTTGTATCGCCTGCTGGAGCCGCATATAAGTTTGTAGTATCTGATGTACTAAAACCAATTTGTGCTAAGTGTCCGCTTGTGTCTTTAATTCTAAAGTCACCACCTTTTGAGTGTGAAATTACAACTCTGTTAGCACTATCAACACTTGCACTTACGTTTGTAAGTCCTGCTGAGTTGATTGCACCTGCAATATGATCTGCATCACCTGCGTCACCGTCGACTGCTTGTGATACTGTAATTGCACTACCTAATGATGCACTGCCTACAATTGACTCTTGAAGAGTAAATGATGCTGTACCACTAGATGCTTGTGTTGAAACTGCACTTGATGTAATTGTTGTTGCGCCTGTTGCTGAACGTTTGTAAACTTTAAAGTTAGCAACTAAGTCACTTGCTTCTGCATCATTTGATTTGATGTAAAGTGAATCAGTTCCTAAGTTTACTCCGCCACCTGATTTATCAAGTGTTGCTAACGCCGCTTGGTTTGTGCTAAAGATTGGAACATCTTTAGTGTCCCATAATTTAGTTGCACTGTTCCATGCTTTGATAGCCCATTTGGCACCTTTATTTGCAGTTGTAGTTTTAGCCCAAATACTTCCTGTTGGACGTGGAGTTGTATCGCCTGAACCAAACTCGGGAACACTTGTATGAGGGGCAATATTCAACGCCGGTGCCGCATAAGTTCCTGCTACAAGACCCATGTCGCCTAATGCGCCTGTGCCTTCTGCTAGTACTATGTTAACACCTGTTGAGTGTAATCTTAATATATCGTTAGCCGCTTCAACTGATGCAGTTACGCCTGAAATGCTCAAGCCGTTAATAACTGCCGCCAATGCTGTTGCGTCTGTTGCGTTTGCTGTTACTGTTGTACTGTTTAAAGTAAAGTTCAAACCTGAAGTTGTTGTAGCACCAGCAGTACCTGATACTGTAGCCCAACTTGCTTTCCATGCGCCAGTTCCTACTTCAACCCATGTACCACTTTCATTTTTGTAGTATAGTTTGTGTAGTGTACTTGCCGCTGTAATAGCATAATCGCCTACTGCGCCTACTGATGTTTTTGGTGCACCTGTTGCAACTCCACCAACTAATTTTGTTACGTCAGTAATTACTGTTGGTGCTTTATAACCAAATGACTGTCCGCCAGTTGTAGTTACTGCCGCTGAATTCCATTCAAAGACACCATAGATAGTACTTGCTGTATCTACCCAATATGTGCCGTTTGCTGGATCGCTTGTTGGTGCGTCTGCGCTTGCTGTTAGTCCTGCAAGATCAATTCCTGCTCTAACAACGAATGCTCTGTTGCTTACGCCTAATAACGAGTAAGCCGCTTGTAATCCATATTCATTAAGTTCACCTGCATGTATCGGATTATTGTTTGAATCCGTATAAAATGTTGGTTCGCCGAATGTTTCTACTAAATCTCTTTGTGAGGTAACCAAGAAAGGTTTACCTGCATTTGCCGCTGTTGTACCTGGTGCTGTACCAGTACCTGCCCCATTTTGCTTATCCTGGGCAGTTGCAACAAATATCATTGGTACGGTGCCTGGTTCGCTGGGCGTGTAAAAACTTTCGTCTATTACTTTAACCTCAACACCTGGTGATGATAATGCCATTGTGTTTCTCCTTAATAAAAGTGTTCGTAGTATTTATGTGATTTAAAATTAAACTGCCTATAATAGCATCAGAAAAAGGGACCAAAAAGGTGAGGTAAATACGTTATGAGACCTTTATGTGATTGTAAACTAAGACCTGCGGCTATAAATTATAAAAAAGCAGGCAAAACCTACTATCGTAAGAAATGCGAAGCGTGTTTACGTAATGGCCCTAAGCACGGTGTTCCTAAATGGAAGCAACGTGGATATGTGAAAAAAGACTATTGCGAAAAGTGTAATTACAAGAGTGTACATCCTGAGCAATTTAACGTTTTCCATATTGATGGTAATTTAGATAATTGTTCAATGTCAAACTTGAAAACAGTATGTGCTAACTGTCAGCGTCTTATACAGAAACGAGGTGTTCGTTGGAAACAAGGAGATCTTTTACCTGACTTTTAAGTTCTTCAATTCCTAAGTCGTTATATATAACATTGTTAAAATCTACGTTTGCCCAGCGCCATTCGCTTTCATGTACGTCTTTAGGCTCAACACCTATATCTTGATACATACGCATCCATACAGGATCTTGACCACGTTTTACACGCCATACTTCACCATGTATACTTTTAATCATATTTGCTTCATTAGGAAATCTTACATCAGGAATAACAAAGTCTTTAGTAGGATATTTCACTAGTTCTTGCTTTACTAAACTAACCCAAATACCGTCATCAAACCCATGACGCATACAATCAGTACCAAACTCTTGTAATACTAGTCTTGGTGTGATAGTACGTCCTGTTTCTTTAGTCCAAAACTCGTCTTGTGTTTCTCTCCACTCTCTACTCTCTACAGTATCACCTTCAAGCATTTGTCTATCCCAATTAAATACGGTTGCTACACCATCTTTTAATTTGTCAGCAAAACTTAGTTTTGTAAATCCGTGATTCTCAACTAATATATCTCCTACTGTTCCTTTACCACAGCCTATCAAGCCGCATATTCCTATTATCATAATTTTAGTTCCGATGTACCACCGCCTACAGTTCCCCTAGCAAAGAAATTAAATGCCAAACTGTATCGTGGAGTTGTTGTTTGATTTGGGGTTACTTGGTGTTCTAAATGACTTGGGAATATAACTATGTCTCCGCTCTTAGGACTTATAGTAAATCCTGGAGTATTCCATTGGTTGTGATTTTTAAAACTTACCCTAACTGTATCATGGAATAAGTTATAATATAGATGTGATTTATGAAACACTATATCACCTGCCCCTGGCTCATTTTGAATATAATATACTCCACTTAACATTGCATTACTATGCCAATGTAGTGTGTTTTGTTCATTTTTTGCATGTCTGTTAATCCAACTATTTTGCATCTCAAACTCTACATCATCATTTACTTGTAATTCATCTTTTACAAAAACGTTACATGCTTCTTGTATTTGTTTTTTTAAGTTTGATAACTTCGGATTATTTAAAATATACTTGTCATCAGTATGATCATGTCCTGCCGCTTCATCTGGATAATCTAAATTTTCAATCCATTTCATTGTAATAGGATCTACAGTACCAATATTTGAATAAAATAAAGGTATAGCAAATAAAGGTGTAGTTTGATATTTCATATATTAATCCTTACTGAATTTGTTCCTAGTTTACCTTTAGGAAAATAATTAAAAGCCAAACTATATCTATCTTGTTTATCATTACTAAGTGCGACCTCATGTTCTAAGTGGCTAGGAAATATTAAACAATCTCCAGTCATAGGTTTTACTGTCCATGCTCCAATAGTATATTGACTCCAATTTTCTTTTGTATTAGGTCGTACATGTTCTGGAAATGTATTAAGATGTTGTCTATTCTTTCTAAATGTAATAGGATTAGAATGGTCTCCTACTTCAGGATAATATACTCCACTAATTAATGAATTAGCATGATTGTGTAATCCTATATCACTACCAGTATTCATCTTATTAATCCAACTTGTAGTAAGTTCGAACTTTGTATCGTCTGTAACATCTAAAACTGTATGAGCAAAATGATTTACTGCACGTTCTATTAGTTCTAGTAAGTTACTTAATTTTGGCTGATTAAGGACATCAAATCCTCGTTCTGACGCTGGTAAATGATCTTCGTTGCCATATTGTGCAACAGAACTATTTGGGCAGTCTAAACGCTTTAGCCATGCAAGTGTTATTGGATCCAGAGGTCCAATATGTGTCTTTAGCAAAGGCGTTGAGAATAAAGGTGTGATATCATAATGCATAGTATAATAATACTATCAATATATCAGTTTGTCAAGTATTTTTTAACCTATTGTGAATCCGTAGCCCATTCCACCGGCTACTTGCTGTGATACATCCATTTCAAGTTTTTCTAGTTCTGCTTGTGCTTCTGCTTTGAGTGCATCACCGTTCAAAGAACTACCACCTTGTGGTCCTGCTATTTGTGCAAACTTACTACGTGCTTCTCCTAGCATAAATTTACAAGTTGCTACAGTATAATCTTTAATCCATTGACTTGCTAGATAGTCTGACAATAATTGTTCATCTGGACGATAATTGTAACAAAGTAGTAACAATGTTTCTTGTGTTCGAGGACGCTGTAACATTGTAAATTCTTTTGTAGTTGTATTCCATTTAAATTCAATATAAGAACCAAACATTCTACCTACTAGTTCTTGGTACTGACTAAACATATCATATGTTGCTAGTCCGCCCATGTTAGAACTTGATAACAAGTAAGTGTTAGTGTATGCCATGTTGAATGGTTCAAATAATGTACCACCATCTCCGCCACCTGATCGTGAACCAATTGAACGTCTGAAAACTCTTCTTACTTCAATTACATTATCTGGCAAAACATAAGTGTTTTGATCTTCAACTGTTGGCATAAACATATATGATTCTTCAACTGAATTATCTGAACGCTGTCTAAATTTTGATAACGCTTTTCCTAATGCAGTTTGATAATGAACTGGATCTAGTTCAACGTCTACCATACCTCCGCCCAATAGTGCGTAAACGTAGTCGTAAACTTCTTGTTTTTTAGTTGCTAGTGTAGCCATATGTAAAGTCTCCACTAGTATTTATCGTTAGATGCCTCGTTCGATAAATATGTGTATGCCAAGACTATCCTTATATAAACCAGAAAAGGGCAACGATTACGCATTTATGGACAAACAAGTCTATGAAATGTTCACTGTAGGCGGAACTGATATATTCGTTCACAAGTATCTAGGCCCTAATAATCCTGATGAAGCAGATGCAACTGCGGATCAGCCTCGCTATAATGCTGTCAAAGAAACTAATATTCAAGACATGTTGTTCCTTGAAAATAGGGATAGAAAATACGATCCAGACATTTATACTATGCGTGGCATCTACAATGTACAAGATATTGATTTTGATATGAGTCAATTCGGCTTATTTCTACAAAACGACACATTGTTTATGACCATACATATTAATAATAGTGTAAAGACACTTGGTAGAAAAATTATGAGTGGTGATGTAATTGAATTACCACATTTGAAAGACGAATATGCGGCGAATGATTTTTCATATGCACTAAAAAGATTTTACGTAGTTGAAGATGTAAACAGAGCCGCAGAAGGTTTTTCACCTACATGGTATCCACATCTATATAGAATTAAATTAAAACAAATTGTTGACTCACAAGAGTTCAAAGAAATATTAGACTTACCTGCACAAGAAGGTTCAACTGATACTTTACGTGATGTATTAAGTACCTATGAAAAAGAAATGAATATCAATAATGCTGTGATTGCACAGGCAGAAGCAGATGCACCTAAATCAGGATACGATATAGGACATTACTATACACTAGCAACTAATGATGATGGTACTGTTGCACTCAAAACAGCAGACGAAACTGATATAGATGCAAGTAACATAGGTGTTCAAGCAGGCGATATTAGTGATCGTCCAGATAGAGCAGGATATCAAGGATACTTACTAGGCTTTGAAGGTAACAATGGTGCACCTTATGGCATGGGAATTAGTTTTCCAACTGCATCAGTAGACGGAGATTATTTTTTGAGAACAGATTATTCACCTAAAAGATTATTTAGGTATGACGGCAATCGTTGGATCAAGTTACAAGACGGTGTAAGAGTAGACTTAACTAATACTGACACACGTAATACACAGAAAACAACATTTATTAATAATCCTGCAACATCACAAATTGGTGGTGAAACAGTTCCTGAAAAACAAAGTCTATCAAAAGCACTTAGACCTAAGGCGGATAACTAATGGAACATTTTTATGACGGCCAAGTAAGGCGCTACGTTACTCAAATGGTAAGACTAATGAGTAACTTTTCTGTCAAAGACGGCAAAGGAAACCTTACTCAGATACCAGTAACCTACGGAGATCTTACACGTCAAGTTGCAAGTATAATTCGTGACAACACAGAAAACAAAATACCTAGTGCGCCACGTATTGCTGTACACGTAACTGGTATGGAAATAGATAGAGAGCGTACAGCAGATGCTAGTTATGTTAGTAAAGTAAACATTAGAGAACGTGCATATGATAGTAACAATAAAGAATATCTAAATTATGAAGGTAAAAATTATACAGTAGAAAGATTAATGCCTACACCATATAAACTTACATTCAATTGTGATATATGGTCTACAAATACAGATATGAAACTTCAAATACTAGAACAAATACTAGTATTGTTTAATCCTAGTTTAGAAGTACAAACAACTGACAACTATATAGACTGGACAAGTTTGACACATGTGATGTTAGATAGTGTTACATGGAGTTCAAGAAGTGTACCTGTTGGAGTTGATTCAGAAATAGACGTTGCAACACTTACGTTTAGTACACCAATCTATATTAGTCCGCCTGTAAAAGTTAAAAGACTTGGTGTTATTACAAATATTATTACAAGTATATTTGACGAAAATACAGGAACATTAGATTTAGGATTAAGTATGCCATCATTAAATGCACATGACGACAGTATTGTACCTGGTGTAGCAGACAAAGACGGACAACGTTCAGTAGAAACTACAGCCGCTAAACATGTAGTAGGTACAAATTATCAAGATTTTGGCGTGTATATCTCAGGTAATTTAGCACAAATTGAAAGTCGTGGTTTAGTAGGTTCAACTAATTGGAGACAAATACTAGATTCACACCCTGGTCAATATCAGGATGATATAAGTAGAATATTCTTTACAAAACTAAACGAAGTTACACACGAAGTAACTGGTACAATAAGCATTAACTCATTAGACGAAACACAACTTATAATAAATTGGGACACTGATACGTTCCCAAGTAATACTATAATACAAGGTCCTGTTAGAAATAACAATCAATGGACAACTATTGATTATATTATTGATCCACAAAAAACTGTTCCAACTAATATAATGAAGGGACTAGGTGGTAGAATATTATTATTAAATGATATTGGAGATGCTAATAACGCAGACGGTCCAGATGCTTGGCGTGGAGCGTCGGGTGATTTAGTTGCTAAACGCAATGATATTGTTGAATGGGACGGTAATAGTTGGGTAATTGTATTTGATGCATCAACTGTAACCGAAGTAACATATACAACTAATTTAAATACAGGCGTTCAATATCGCTGGGATGGCGAAGAATGGCTCTTAAGTATTGAGGGATTATATCCAGGAGGGACCTGGCGAATCGCTCTCAACGGCTAATTATTTTTATGAACAAGATAATTTGCAGTGGAACTCTGTTCTACAGTCTAAAAACACAACGCTTTTTACTATTACATCGTGCTAAAGGCAAGACCAAAAATCTCTGGGGATTAGTTGGTGGCACCGGGGAAGGTAAAGAAACTCCTTGGGAAGTTCTTAAACGTGAAATAACAGAAGAGGTTGGCTTTGAACCTAAAATTGAAAAAACTATTCCTCTTGAAACTTTTATATCAACCGATCATCAGTTTCAGTTTCATACATATCTTTGTGCAGTAAAAGAAGAATTTATTCCTATACTAAACGATGAGCATCACGGGTATGCTTGGGTTAATAGTGGTAGTTGGCCAAAACCTTTACACCACGGATTACGCAATACACTACAAAGTAAAATTAATCAAAGTAAACTTGAAACTGTAACAAAAGTTTTAAATTTACTTGACAAAGAGTAGATAGTAAGTTATTATATAGTATGAAAGTCTTAGTTATTGGTGATATAATATTAGACAAATATATTTACGGCACTAGTACACGTATTAGTCCGGAAGCACCTGTGCCGGTAGTAACACACAAAGAAGAAAAAACTACAATGGGTGGAGCGGCATTAGTTTACGATAATTTAAAAAGTTTAGGTGTAGATGTAGAAATGTATGACACACTAGAAGACCATAGTGTCAAAACTAGAATTATTTGTGATGGACATTACATAACACGTATTGATGAAGATAAAGATGCAAACTCAAATGCTGTGCTAGAAAGAATAAAACAATCAGATTTCAGACCATATGATATTGTTGTTCTAAGTGATTACGATAAAGGCACATTAGACAATGCTAAACAAATTATAAAACATATTAATAAATTTAATTGTAAAGTAATCGTAGATCCAAAACGTTACGCACATGACTATGAAGGTGCTTGGTTAGTTAAACCTAACAATAGCGAATACACTAAGTTTGAGTTTGATGAATGGCAAGGTAATATTATTACTACTGACGCTGGACATAAAGTTACTGCTAAAATAGATGAAGTTGAATACAACATTCCTGTAGAAACAGTTGAAGTATCAGACGTTACTGGTGCAGGTGATTGCTTCCTAGCAGGATTTGTATACAGTCTTACAAAAGGATATACACACAAGAAATGTTTAGAAGTTGCTATACGAGGATCAACTGAAAGTGTTAAACACGCAGGCACATACATACTTAACCAAGACGATGTTGAAGATACAGTTGTGTTTACTAACGGAGTCTTTGATATACTACACACTGGACATTTAGAACTATTGCGTCAAGCAAAAGAACTAGGCAACAAACTCGTTGTAGGTATTAATTCTGATGCAAGTGTAAAAAGACTCAAGGGCAATGACAGACCAATAAACAACACTGATCAAAGAGTAAAACAGATATCAATGTTACCGTGGGTAGACGAAGTCCACGTTTTTGATCAAGATACTCCTTACGAGTTAATTAAGTATATACAACCTAATAAAATTGTTAAGGGCGGAGATTATACTGTTGAAACTGTTGTAGGACATGATTTAGCAGAAGTACATCTTATTCCAACAGTAGAAGGTTATTCAACAACAAGTATTATAGAGAACAGTAAATGAGCGAACGTTTAAAAATTTTAATTACAGGTGCCGATGGTTTTATTGGTAAAAACCTAAAAGAATACCTAATGAGCAAAGGCCACGGTATAGCAGAGTATGAATTTATTGAAAATGTAGTTCCTGATTGCAGTCAATTTGATAAGGTTATACATATGGGTGCTATATCAAGCACAACTGAACGAGATGTTGAAAAAGTTTTAAGACAAAACTTAGACTTTAGTCATAGATTAATGCAAGTATGCGACATGCAAGGTGTAGATTTAATATATGCATCAAGTGCTAGTGTATACGGAGATGGTCAACAGTTTAACGAAGATGCTCCTAAGCAACCTCAAAGTCCTTATTCATGGTCAAAATACTTATTTGATAGAAGTGTTGAAATGTTATCTTGGGAAGATTATAAATGTAACATTAAAGGGTTACGATTTTTCAATGTATATGGAGAACACGAAGAACACAAAGGTGATCAAATGAGTGTGTTTCATAAGTTTAGAAGTCAAGCAAAAGAAACAGGTAAAGTACATCCTTTCGAAGGCAGTGATGAATATTTGCGAGACTTTATATACATAGGAGATGTATGTCAAATTATTGAAAAAATGATGCATATAGACGAAATGGGTATATGGAATGTAGGTACCGGAGACACAACTAGTTTTGGTTCAATTGCTAGTGATATTGCTAGTAAGTATAATGCTAAAGTAGAACCTATACCAATGCCTAGTGCATTAAAAGGACAATATCAAAAATATACGTGTAGTGACAATACAAAGTTACTAGGTACAATCGGTGAGTATAAATTTACTACACCTAAGGAGTGGATAGAAACATGGAAAGACTAGAAGGTAAAGTAGATAAAGGTTGGGGCTTTGAATTAATTTGGGCAACCAATGACAAGTATTGTGGTAAAATGATGGTGTTTACTAAAAAAGGAAATAAATTTAGTATGCATTTTCATAAAGAAAAAGACGAATCTTGGTTTGTAAACGAAGGTAGTTTTATTGTTAGATGGATTGATACAAAAACTGCAACACTGTTTAGCCAAACACTTACACAAGGAATGACATGGCGTAACAAACCTTTGTTACCGCATCAATTAGAAGCACTTGAAGATAATAGTAGTATTACAGAAGTAAGCACCGCGGATAGTGTTGAAGATAATTATAGACTTATTCCAGGAGATAGTCAAGAAGGTATTTTAGAAGAAATAAAAGGAAAAGTATCAGATGAGCAACCCAAAGATAGTATGGAGTGATGATGTCAATATTGACTTTTACAAACCTGATTGGATAGCACCAAAGTGTGTTGTTGGGTTAGACCGTGACGGTGTAATTAATAAAGACATTGGAGATTACGTTTACAAGATTGACGACTGGGAATTTGAAGAAGGTAGTTTAGATGCTGTGGTCAGATTACGCAAACTTGGGCATAAAATTGTTATTATTACAAATCAAGGCGGTATTGAAAAAGGTATTTACAAGCAAGAAGATGTTGAAAAATTACACGAGCATATGTTTAAGGAATTTGGCGAAGCAGGATGTCCTAGTATAGACGGATTGTATTATAGTGCTAGTAGTTCTAAAAAAGATATGTTTGCAAAACCCAATACAGGAATGTTCAAACGTTGCGAGCAAGAAGTAAAGCACGTAAAATTTAAAAATGGATATTTTGTTGGTGATAAAATAAGTGATTTGAAAGCCGCTCTTAAAATGGGTGCAAGGCCTATACTTGTACGCACAGGTTATGGTAAAGAAACAGAAGAATTAATTAATAAAAGATTTACATATAAAAATATAAGAAAAGCAACTAAAGTGTTTGATAACCTTTCAGCATTTGTTGATAGTTTAGATGATAATAGTTAAAGATAATCTAATACCAAAAGAGTTACAGGATTATTATAATACACTTGTATTTGGTAATACTAGTGTTAATGCAATGTTACCACTTGTATGTAAATATGAACCTACTGCTACTGATAACGGTGTGATGCCTATAAGTTTTGAACATGTTTTAAAAAGCAGTACAAAGTTAACCGAACACTACGGAAATTTTAGTAAAGTTCCGCAAATAGTGTGCTCAGCACTTAATATAAATTTTATAGATATAATCGCCGCTAGGCTTTTCATTACTGTGCCTCATAAAACAACCTTAGATCATTACGCACCACATACTGATAGACCTGAAGAACATTTAGGATTAATCTATTATGTAAATGATAGCGATGGTGATACTATATTCTTTGCAGGTGACAAAGAATTACAAAGAGTATCTCCTAAAAAAGGACGTATTGTTATTTTTGATGGTAACACATTACATGCTGGTGGATTTCCAACTGACAATCCCCGTTGTATTGTAAATTATAATCTTTACGCTTGAGCCTCTGACCAACGTAGAATAATGTTGGCTTCAACATCTGTACCTGTTGTTTTAAACACGTTAATTGCTAATACGTCTGGACCATTCGGAAATGTACCTCTACCACCTAGTGTAGTATTTGTAAGTTCTTTCAATTGACTTAGATCTAAGTCAGCACGGGCACCCGGCTGTGCAATAAATGATAGAACTGTTTCACCTGGTTGTCCGTATGGTGGTGAACTAAATTCAAGTGTAATAGTACCACTACCTGCTGTTAAATCTCCGTTTGCTGGATTATTAAATTCAATCAAGTAATATTCTGTACCAGCAAAGTCTACTAGTTGAATTTTGTTAATAACTGTGTTCGCAGGCCAACTTGGTGATGAACTTGATGATGCTACTGCTGTACCATCTCTACCGCCACTTGCTTCCCAACTTGCTTTACTAATATATGCAAAGTTAGCATTTTCTAATGTACCATGTGATGTAATAGTCATTGCATTACTACTATTTTGGTTAATGTTTCCGCTTAGTGTTTGTGATAAAAACAAGTAACCATAATTAGAACTAGCAGATATAAATCCACCATCAACTCTTGTATTTGATCTAATATTACTTCCACTAATTGTTTTACCTAGCACAGGATCTAAACTATCACTACCGAATGTTGCTCTGTAATCAGTACCACTTACGTACAAATATCTACTACCATTTCTTGATCTATATTGTCCTGAGTCAAGCACAGCATTTACACCTGCTTGTGCAGTAAGATTTGATGTAGTTGTAGTAGCACCAGTTGACCATGTAATACCACCACCTGACGCAATCTGTGCGAAACTTGGTTGTCCACCTTGTGCAAGTCCACTTAGTCCTGTCCAACTAATCAATGCTGGGTTAGTAGGATAGTTTTGTGGATTTAAAATACCTTCAATAACAATAGTACCTGATGCGTTTGCTTCTGATGTAACTTCTAGCGAACTTAGTAGCAACTGCGCTCTGTTTAGAAGTTCTCTATCTCCTAAATCACCAATAATAGCATTACTAACACTTGGTGCTAGTCTAATCATAAATGCTGTTTGTCTAACATTTGTAACTGTTAGTGCTTGTTCTGTGTAAGAGAAAATATAACCACGGTCTTCATCAAAGCCGCCATCTGTAATAAACGCACTACCCCAGTGTGATATAAGTGGTGTACATGTATTACTGATTAAAATTACACCTGTTCTAGCATCGTGTGACGCACCTGTTCCTGCTGTATAACTACGTGCCGCACCTGCTTGGAAGTTTGTAAGTGTTGCGGCTCTTGTACAACCTGTAAGTGAATTAGTTGCTGTATCTGTACCTGTGAAACTAATAAGTTCGTTGTCAATATATACTGTACCTGAGTCTGGAAAGAAACCAACGTCTGTTAACGGTATGCTTGCTTGAGTTGCATCAATATCACTTGCTAGTTTACCGTTTTGTCCTTCGTTAGTAATCTCATAACGCACAGGCAAGTTACCTGAACGCATATATGCTTCAGTATTAATGTTTGAGTTTCTAATTCTGTGAGCATATACAAAGTTACCGTCGGCACCACGTACCATAAAGTCAATAAAACCAGCACCATACCATGAATATTCAATTCCAATCATCTGCATTTTAGCAGGATCAAAATCGTATCCACTTGGACCTGTTCCGTCTAACCTATCTAAGTTCCAATCAGTTTGTCTAACTTTCTTATCTGATACTAAACACACTTTTGTTCCAACTGCCGCATTTACTCCACGATAGTCTGGTGTAACTGTCATTGATGTTTGAGTTGCAATTCCGCTAATAACATGAGTCATTCCACGTATAACAATTCTATCACCTGCTTTAAGTTGATCTCTAAATCTTGTATTTGTTCCAGTTACAGTATTTGTATCTGGAGTAATTGCCGCTGTACCTGAAATTTGTTTAGTCGAAGTACGCTGACAGCATAATAAGTTTGTACCATCATATTCCCAATAAATTCCGTTTTGATCATCAAATACACCTGAACGCACTGTTGCACCGTGCCACTGGAATGTTGACATTTGAGCACCAAAACTTAATACTGCTGACGTACTGCCTAGTCTGTTAAGTGTGTTAATTACTTCAAATGTACGTTCGTCAATAACATCATTAACTGTATATGTACCATTATAACCAACAGTTTCAATACCAATTAGTTTAATCTTTGAACCAATTTGTAAACCATGATCGTTATCATCACATGTTACAGTAATTGTTGATCCTGTTTCTACACCATCTGCTGTACATGTACGTAAGTCATAACTTGGAGCAAACAATGCACCAGTTGTGTACATAATACCTTTACCTGACTGGTATCTAATATATTTTTTACTTTGACGTATTGCTTGAGCACCGTGTTGTGGACCACCTGTTCCTAATTGTACACCACCATCAAATGGTCTGTGTATAAAGAACGAATCTGGTCTTGGATAAACTGTACCGTTAATATTATCACTGTTAGCATCAATAGCACCTGCCGCTCTAGCAGTAAATGTTAGAGATGTTGCACTTGGTATAGTTGTTGCAATAAATGATCCTGCCGCTAAGTCATGATTATTACTTCCATCGTCTGAATCAACTGTAGTAATAAATGTATCCCCTGGTACTAAACCATGTGCAGTGTCAAAGTTAATTCTTAAAGTAGCCAATGCACTAAAACTAATATCTAAAGTAGTTGGAAGAATTGCAGTAGTAGGAGTATCAATTGTAACTGTGCTATATAAATCAAAACTAGTTCCTGCAAAAGCATCACCAGTTGCTGTAAAGGTTAATACTGCACCAGCACTATCAACAGAATCTATAACTATGTTTACATCATGTACACTTGTACCACCTAAATTTTCGCCGCCAATTTTAACTTTATCACTTACGTTATAATTTCCGCCGCCTGCATTAAGAGCAAATGTATATGTACCTAAACTACTATCTGCCGCAGTACCATCTCTTAAAACATCTAAACTAAATCCATTACCTGTTGCACTTGCTGTATTTGCTGTAACATTTGCAAAACTAGCAACATCAGTACTTGCTGTACCAGCAGATCCTATTGTTGTAATACCGCCTGTGCCATTAACGCCGGTAATGGTTAATGTCAAATCGTTTGTAGGTGTAGCACCTGCAAGCAAGTTACCTTCAACTATAAATTTTTGTCCTGTATAATATTCTTGTCCTGGTTGTGCAAGGGTAGTTGTATATACACCTCCTGCAAGAGCAACGTTAAATGTTGCACCATTACCTACAATACTGCCTGCTGATTGTCCAGCAAGTGCGCCTACGTTTGCCGCAGTACCTGAAGGAGTAAGTGTTAAAATTGTACCACTACCATCAACACTGTCTACAGTAATTGTACAATCGTTAGCAGGAGTAGCACCGCCTAAGTCTGTACCTAAAATTACAACAGTTTCATTTGTTACAAAGTTTGCACCTGCATTGTTTACAACTGCTGTATATGTAGTTCCTGTTCTAGTTACATCAAATGTAGCACTTGTACCACTTGCACTAGGTGTACCTGTAACTGCTGTATAGGTTTCTATTCCATCTGGTGCTGTACCAGTTGTTGCATAGTTAGTAATACCACCACCGCCGTCAACAGCCGTAATTTCAATAATTGCATCGTTTGTTCCGTCAGCGCCTCCTGAGAAACTACTACCTTGAATTTTTAATCTATCTGCAATCGCATATCCGCTTGTAGATTTAACTGCTGTACCTGTAGCATTCACAGTTAAAATTCCACCTGCTGTTAATGTTGAATCATTATTAACATCAGTAATTGTTAGTGTTAAATCGTTATCTGGAGTTGCTCCGCCTAAACTTGTACCTTGAATAGTAATAGTTTGGTTAGGTGCATAGTTGTTACCTGCATTACCAACAGTTACTCCGTAAGTTTCAGTAAGTCCGTTAATAACAATGTCAAAGTCTGCTCCTGAACCTACTAAATTAACTCCATTAGCAATACCTGTGTAAGAGTGACTGTTAACTGCTGTACCACTAGTAGTAAATGTTAAAATTTCACCGCCTGTATCAACTGTATCTATTGTAATTGTAATATCGTTTGCTGGGCTTACTCCACCAACTTCTGTACCTGCTACTGTTACTGTATCTCCGCCGGCAAACCCTGTACCAGTAACTGTAAATACCGGAGTGTATGTTGTACCGTCTGTCCCGACATTTAAGTTTGCACCAATACCGTTATTGTTTGTACTAAATGTTACATTGGTAAAGTTATTGGCCGCGTTTGCACCATTACCTGTTACACTTACTCCTGTTGGATATCCATTACTATCAACACTTGTTACAGTAACTTGTGCATCATTATTTGGAGCAGTACCACCTAAGTTATTACCTGCAACCTCAATTATATCATATACGCTATAACCTGTTACGCCTGTGTCTGCTGGATCTACTGTTACTGAATATGTATTGTTTGTAACAACAAAATCAAGTAACACTCCTGTACCAGACCCGCCACTTACTTGTCCGTTTTGTGAAGGAAAACTTGGATTGCTTAATGTTACACTATTAAATACTCCGCCTGTATATCCTACATTCCAAAGACCGCCTGTACCATTTCCGTTTTGATATGTTCCAGTTACATTACCAAATGTTCCTGTACCGTTAAATGCAGTACCTGTTAATGTTACTGTTAAAATTTCTCCGCCAGTATCTACTGTATCAACTGTGATTGTTAAATCGTTTGTAGGAGTTACACCTCCTAAAAATTCACCTTGAATTTCTAAAACATCACCAACTTCATAATCTTGTCCTGAGTTTACAATTTCAACAAGACTATAAGTTCCGCTTGCTCTACTAATACTTAAAGCGGCACCATAGCCTAAACTTACAACATTTTGTCCTGTTACTCCTGTATATTGTACTAAGTTACCTTTGACATCGCCTGTTGTTGCATCACTAAAAGTAATTGTATTTCCTACAACAGTGTTTACAAGTGTAGCACTACCGTCGCCTTTATTTGCCGCCATATTTTGTTGAATACCTGTAGCATTTTGTACATCAATCTGTGTTGTGCCTGGACCATAGTCTGCTGTAACTACTGGAGTTACTGCAACTCCTCCTGTACCAACTTTACCAGTTACCTGTGTACCTAAAGCAATACCTGAAGATGCTGTCATCGGAGCACCAATTTCAGGTGCACCTCCTGATTGCACTGTAAATGGAATTACATCTTCGCCTGATCCAACAGTCAATGCTGGTCTTATAACACCTGAACTACCATTACTTTCAACAGTAAATGATGGAACACCAATACTTGCTCCTGTATAAAATCCTGCTTGTCTTAGTTGTGTTGCTTCTGCTTCAATGTTTACATCGCCACTTGTACCAACTTTTGCTTTTGCATAAAATTGAAAACTAATTGCGTTAGGAACTGCAATAATAATAAATGCACCTTCTGCTCTACTATAACCTTGTACGTCTTGCTTTAAACCTTTAATAGTAACAGCATCACCAAGTTCAAATCCGTGAGCACCTGCTGTATTAACTGTAATTAATGAACTACCAACTCCTGCTGTACCTGCACTACTGTCTGATACAACACTAATCACACTTGTTTCTGTTCCTGGTACTTCATATACTGATGGATAGCCACGCATTGTTGCAATAGCACTCCATTTAGTAGGCTGAAGTCCATATTCAAAGTCAGCATCAAGCATTGACATCGGTTCAGCAGTTCTATTTCTTTCAATAGCATCTGTACCAAACTCAAATGGTCTAATAATTAATTCATCTGTATCTACATATATTTGTAGTTTGTCTACATTTAATTGTGTTGATGTATTTTTGTTTAAGTAAATTTTTGTAATTGCATCAGTTGTTTGTAAGTACTTTGGAAAGTCCTCATCATCTTTATAAGCAACGTCATTAGTTGAAACAAATGCTGTTGCTAATTCTGTAACACCGCCAGCGTTTACATCATTGAATGAATATATAACTTCGTTATTTGTAGTATTTGTTATTAATAATATATCACTAGAATCATAATTTCCTGGAAACTTAATATATCCTGCTCCGGTATCAACAAATGCAGGTCTTGCACTAAGGCCGCCTTCAATAGTTGTTACTACTAATGATCCTAAATCAGTAATCGGAGTATCAGCACCTGCTTCTGCATCGGTTCCTGTAATTGTTTGTGTTGTTACTGATTGTTCGTTTGGATATGTAGTTTTGTTTAAAACAAAATCTTTGATTAATGCTGTTAGCCAACTATGCGTATCTGTTTCTGGATAGCGAGATCCGTCAACTTGAGCAACATCACCTTCCCAATATTTACTTGCATAGTCATATGTTTTCATGTTGCCGCCGTAGCGTAAATCAAACAAGTAAGCGTTTAAAATTAATCCTGTATCTCTTTCACATTTTGCTTGGTTAAATGTGTAATTGTAAAATCCGTTTACACTAGTTGCAACAGTACTTTTATTATTTTCTAAATCAGTTGCCGCCGCTTGTCCTGCCGCAGGTTCATCACTATAATTAGGATATACTGGGGTAGGTAAACTTCCTACAGTACCGTTAGCAATAACAGTTTGTGTATCTAAAACATGTTGTCTAGTTCTATCACCTAAAACTGTACTTGCTGATGTACCTGAAGTGTCTTGTGTTAATGTATTTCCTGTAGTACGTGCAACAGAACTACCTTCAACAATTTGTTTCATAACTGTTGCTAGTCTAGTCATGCCGTCACCTAACAATGATCTATTTGCTGGTGCTGTTAGTACATAAATTTCTTCATTAATTGTTTTAGTTAAATTATTTGCTGTTGTTGATACGTCTTGTGTAATACAATCTAATAATAAACCTAAATTAGTTTCAAAGTCTGCCGCAGTTGTAATTGTATTACCTGGAGTATCAGCATCCATAAATGCTTTTACTTCTGCAATCATAAATGCTTTATTATTTTTTATTCTTGAAACTGCATATCCAATATTAATTTCTGTTTCGCCTGTACGTTCTGAAGTTACTAAAGCCGTTGCTGAAGAAAATCCATTATCAGCAATGTCTATGATTTCATCAATAGCATTTTCCATTGCTGTTTGATATGTGCTTGTTACATTACTTAATGCCGCAAGTGCAGTTTTTAATCTTGCTAATGTTCTTTTACGTGTTAATTTTTGATTAATAGTTTTATTATATTCAATTTGCCCCCAAAGTCTTTGAGTAGCAGTTGTTCCTAAAACCATTTCTTGTTCTAAGTCATCGATTAAAGAAATTATGTCTGCTTGAAATGCTGTAGCATCACTTACTCTTTGAGTAATAAACTCTCCAGTTTCTGCTTGTAAAAATGCCTTGTTTGCATTTAATAGTGCATAAGCGTTTGGAAATAAATTTTCTGTGTAACCTATTCCTGGTTTAAACTTATAATTATTAATTTTCTTCTTTGCCATTAATTATACCCCAAGTGCAATCGCTAATGCTGTTGATGTGTTGTCTACGTACTTCTTATTACTTATGCCATTTGCAGTGGTTGGTTGACTAGCAACGGTTCCTGAAGTAAACGCTCCAGTTGATGCTGTTGTTGCACCAATTGTTGTATTATCTAGTGTTGTGTTAACTACTGCTACATTTGAGCCAGCGGAATCAAGTGTTCCTAAAATAACATCATTAATAATAAAATCTATTTTATTTCCTGCTCGTAAAACAATATTTGTTCCTGCATTGAATTCTGCAACACCTAAGCCGTTAACACTTAATGAATCACCTGTAAGTTTTCCTTGTACTGCTAAATCTCCAGTAACTGTGCCGTTGCCGTTTATTGTTAATTCTGTTGCTGTAGTTGTCTGTAAAGAAGTTGTACCTGTTGCTGTTAAATTTGCAAAAGTAGCATCAACTGCTACTGCATTATTTACAGTTATTGTTCCTTTTACACTACCTGTTGAATTACCATAATATAATGTATCGGGTGCATCTGAAGGAATAGTAAATACTAATTTTCCTGTAGTGTATCCTTGAGCCGCGGCTCCATCTGAAATAGTACCGTTATCTGCTTGGTGTTGTATTCCAGTATTATATCTTACTAATCCGGTTGCATCTAATATGTTAAATGTAATTGGTGCACCAGATAAATTTAATGTAAATGTATATTCTTGTCCACGCTGTACAGAAATAGTTGGATTGTCTCCACTACCAACAATTACACTATCACTAGTAAGTCTAAATTGACCATTTACTTCTGTTACTGTATAATCGCCTGCGGCTGATCCACCACCACCGCCAGCACCTGCCGCATTGATTGATGTTGCAGTAATATTACCTAATTTGTCTACAGTGAAGCCTGGACTTTTAAATCCAAATTCTGATTCAAATTGACGTTCTTCTATGGCCACTTAACACTCCAGTTTTATATATTTATCTAACAATGATTTAGGTGTGACTCTTAAAATATGTAGCACTAAAGGACGCTTTACAGCCCTTTTGTGCATCTGTTTTTGGACTTAAAATTAGTTCAACATAAGAATTAGTAACCTGTGCAGTTACATTCACTAAATCAGTAGTTGTGCTTGCTCTGCCGTACACTACTACGCTTGCTTCATTTGGTGAAGCCGTCAATAAACATTTAATAATTTCTTTTTTATCTACGCCAAGTTCAATACTAATAGTGTATTCAGCACTTGCAAAATCACCTGAAAACCATCTATCTAATGCTAAATTAGTTTCTACTGCTTGCCACTGACTACCATATGAGAAATGGCTATCGTTCACAAGAATAGTTCCTCGTAACCCTTTTTTAAAGTACTTTAATATATCCATCATAATTCAAACTCGCTTTATAGTATTTATCGGAGTTTGATAAAAGGCGACTAAGTGTTTTTAACTGTAATTAACTTGCCAAACTCAGGTAGGTATAAGTATTCAATTTCGCTATTTTGCAAAGTCCAGATAGCATCTTCAAGTGTTTCAACAAGTGGCTCTCCGCCTAAGTTAAAACTAGTATTGAAAATAATTGGGCATCCTGTCTTATTTTTAAATGCTTTAATTAAATCATAGTAATGTTTATTCTGTTCTTGTGTAACAGTTTGTATTCTACATGTACCGTCAACATGAATAATTGCAGGAATTTTTTCTTCAACTCCTGGCTTACAATTTACAGCATACATCATACTAGGACTGTCTTCCATGCCACGTAAATCAAACCATTCATGCACATCGTCTTGTAAAATAGTACCAGCAAAAGGTCTAAAATATTCTCTATGTTTTACTGAATTAACATGATCTTTACCATTTGGATCTGTTGGATCGTAAAGCACACTTCTATTGCCTAATGCTCTTGGGCCATTTTCACTTTGTCCTTGGAATATAGTTACAATATTTTTGTTTGTAATTAATTCAACAACATCTTCGTGTGTAGCATCTGATAATTCTACGCCTGCTTCTTTTGCTTTAGATACAATATCTTCAGGAGTATAATTATTATGCGGACCTAAGTATAATGTTTGTGTTTGACGTTTTTCTGTTTCATCTTCTAACCCATACCAAAACATCATTGCGGCACCCATTGCAGTACCAGCATCATTACTTACAGGTTCAACATAAATTTTAATACCTTCGTCTTTTAGTGCTTCAAGGTAATGATAATTAGCAACACAGTTTAATCCGTATCCGCCACTAATTACTACATTCTTTTTGCCTGATAATTCAACAGCATTTCTAATAAGAGTTGTAACTTGATCTTGTGTTTCAGTTTGTACAGCATATGCTATATCTCTTCTATTTTGTAATAGAGTTAAATCGTCTTCTGGTGACTTTCCTGAAACTGCAAGTTCTCCATATAATCCTGAATTAATTAATGCACCGTTAGGATAATTAGGAACAACAATATTTCTATTTGTTAATGGATAATCTGTTGTGTCATCAAAAAGTTTTGGAAACTTATCATTAGGTTTTCCGTATGGAAATAACCCCATAGTTTTTCCTGCTTCAATACTTTGCCATCCGCAGTACATAGTTGCCGCTTCATATGCTTTAACAATACCTGCTCTATCACTTACTATTGCTGAGTGCTTACGTCCGTTTTCACCAAACTGTGTGCTATCCATTTCTACAATGCCACCTTGGATAGGATCTCTTGTTCCGTAAACTTTATGCATAGTATTAAATGTAGCCGGGTAATCACAATCAATAATACTTTCTACTTCCCAACTCATTACTTGTTCATTATTAACGCCAATAGGAACAAAAGTTCCTGCTCCGTCTACAATAACACTTACTGCACTATCAAATCCTGAACGATAAAATGCACAAGCACTATGAAGTTTGTGATGCATAAATGCAAGGTCAATTACTTGTGGATGCTCATATGTTGTTGCATTTGATTTTTTATCAATTAATCCAAGTTTACGTGCTAGTCCTGTATAAACATCGTCGCCGCTATAATCAACTCTACCTGCTGACTCTTCTAATTTTTGTGTATGTGCAACTACAAGATAATCTAATCTATCTGTGTATTCAAGAATTTTAACCATACTCGCAAATGGTCCGCCGTCGTATTTTTGTCTACTTAAACGTTCTTCTTCTACAGCAAATATTACTTCGCCGTCTTTTAAAAGACAAACACCTGCGTTATGTCCTCTTGCAATTCCTGCTATCCATACTGGTTTGCTCATAATTTAAAATCCCCTGTAATAGTTTTCACGATCAGTAATCTTGTTATCAAGTGTTTCGCAAAATTTATTAAATTCTCTGTGACTAGTTTCATATGCATTGTTAACAGTATCTATCCAATAATCTATTTTTTTGGTTTGTTTTTGGCTTATACCTAAACTAGGCAAAATATGTTTATCATAATAATCTTTATGCTGTATAATAGTAGGATGTCTATCAACTGTAAATACTGACTTGTCTTGTACAGATGTAAATTTATATGGTTTAGTTTCATGATTCCAAGCAAATGTTCCTACTGGTTTAATCCATTTGCTCTTATCTTCAAATATTCTTTTATATACTTTTAATGCAGGCGAACTTTCCCATATATCAATTTCAGGCATTTGTTCTCCGTGATCATTGCTAGGATAGTCACTATTCATTTTACTAATATATCCCATACTAGTCATACGCCAATTACATCCTATACCGTTTAAAAATTCTTGTGTTAGTAGTATGTTGTTAAAGGTATGCATCATATAACTTGTTTCAGACCAAAATGTTTTAATCCATTGTTCATCAAATATACTTTGATTAATGTAATTAAATAAACTGCCAGATGTTTTCCATCCTGCATTATCTTGATGTCTAGTATCAGTTGCATGCCAGTCGTGTCTTAAATGACTAGTCCATTGTACTATAACTGTATCGTCTTTTGTTAATTTATTTCTTGCATGAATTTCAGCAACACGTTCTGCTAATGCTCTATTGCCTAGTCCTGGAAATGCCCAATTTTCCCATTCATTAAATTCTAAGCCTAGCATGTCTGCCCAAGTAGGCCAAGCGTAATTAGTAAATGAGCATCCTAAAACATATAGTCGACTCATTTTTTCTCTTTAACAACTTTCTCTTTCACAACTGTCTCTTCTTCTGCATCTGGATCAATTTCACCTTTTACAACACCAACAACATAATTTTGTAGTGCGTCATCTAACTGCATAAGTTTTTCATTGTGTCTATTAACAGTTTCGTCTTGAGTAATTCTAATAGGATCATATAATCTATCAGTCATTCCTAAATCAATTACTTTAATACCTTCTGAATTTGGGTAACTTACATTTATTGGAAATGTTGCACCAATCACGGCTGTTGTAGGAGTGCCTACAGCATATGCTAAGTGTTGTCCTACACTATCGCAACCTAAAAAGTGATCGCAAAATTTAATCATTCCAGCCCACTGGCGTAAACTTAATCCTTCTGGCATTGCTACTTCTTGTTTAATGCCTTCTCCTTTGAATTCCATTTTCATTTCACTCATCATTACAATAGCGTAATCTTTTTCTAATTTTTTTATTAAATCTTTTAGGTCTTTAAATTCCAAACTACGTGCAGTAGTATCGATTGGAGTATCATCTAATATTTCAATACCTCTACCAAATGGTTGAATGCAAATAACTTTTTCTTTTTTAATTTTTTCTTTTACTTCGTTAACTAATTTGCGTCCTACAAGCATTTCATCTTTGCTTAAATTAATGTAAGGTTTATTTAATTTTCTTACACCTTTGTTATTAAAAATAATATCAAATGCTTGTGATAAACTACATTTCTGATTGTAGTATTCCCATACTTGGTACGGCTCTGGATTTACTACTTGCCTATGTTTTATAATATCTTCAAATAAATTTTTGTGCCAAGGATCATAAGCACGTTTATGTAATGTTGGATGACCTTTAAACATGTCAGTACCGCCTTCACATACTATTACAAATTCTTTGTCACCTGATTCTTGTTCATATAATTCAAGTGCAGGAATTGAACATAGCATACGCCCTGCGCCACCGTTTAAAAAAAATGCTTTACTTCTAGTCATCTATTGTTACTCCATAAAAAAAATCGGACTCAACAATAGTTATTAAAAATACTGTTGAATCCGATTAAGATTGGATATAGAATTTTTTAGTTTTTATTGATCTGCTGGATCTACAAAATTTGGCATCACTGTATCAGGGTATGGAATTTTCCAATGATTAATATCTGCATATTTTGTTGGAATAGACTCTAACCATGTAGCATGATCGCCTAGTGTTTTCTTTTCAGCATCAGTTAAATTATTGTGTGCGTCACCGTCTGATGAAATAGCACGTCTAATACCTGCGGCCATTGCGGCCCATGTAGCCAGTGTATCATCTCTAGAGTTGTTATGTGTACGCAACTGTGGTTCTGTCCATGTTGATGTTTCATGATTGTATAACAAACTGTCACCAATATAAATGTGTGCTAACATACCAGTTGAACCTTCATATACATGTTCCCATGTGTATTTGTCGCCATCTGCATCAGTAATTTCTTCTGAATAATCTGCTACATCTGGGTGTGTATAATCATCTGTAATAAATGCACAACGAGCCGCCATTGCATCGCTTTCCGCCGCATCCATTACGATATAATCGTATTCATCTGGTTCATAACCTTTTGGGTCAATTGCTGGGTCAGCCGCAGAACTATCACTACGTCCTGCTTCTCTAACTTGGTCGTCATCTCTGTCAACCTGTGCTAAGATCCATCTTGGACCTGTATACGTACATTCAAACGTATTTCCTTTCGCAGTGGTCGTTTTGTACGGCTCATCTGCGTAAGTTACTGTAAAAGTTTTGTTCATTTCTATATCTCCGTTAACTTTTTCTATATTTAGTTAATATATTTATTAACTCTCTATGTATTTGATTCTAATTAAGGCATCACCGCCTGCCCAACCGTTATCTCTAACACCCGGACATGGAGTCGCCGCTGGACCACCAGAACCATGTGGTACAAACATTGAACAACCCTGCGTATCATAACAACCACATGCTCGAACTCCGTTCCAACAGTTTGACCAATATGTACCGCCTCCTGGCATTCTTGATAATCCGTTTAGTGCATTTTGGTAACCATTTAGTGTTGCTCCGGACCATCTAGCGTGACCGTTATCATCATCTAATGCGTAAGATGCTACACCGCCACATGTACTAAACATTCCTGCTGGAAGTGCAGTATGGTGAATAGTTGAACAGTTACAGTTTGGATAACAATGCCAGAATGTAACACAACTGTTTACACCTGGACAGTTAGTATCACCGCCGTATGCTTGGTTTTTCCAACTGTTGTTACAAGCATTACAAATAATACCACAGTATCCTGAATATTGCGTTTTACACCAACTATTAGCCGCAAAACAACACCAACGTGCTGTACCAGTTGTACACCAACTAGCACCACTCCAACCACCTTGAGCACACATGCACCCACTTTGACCGCTGTTACCAGTCCAACATGCGTGTCCTGGTTCTGAACAACCTCTATGACAGAGTCCACTGCCTCTACAACTTTTACCTGCGTGTCCACATATGTAACAACCGCTTGCTACTGAAATAGTTTTCTTTGCGTATGCTCCTGAGTTTCCTGAAATTGTTGCTGAACAACAACACATTCTTGAGCCACTACCGCCTGCTCCCCAAACTTCTAATTCAACTGCGCCTGTTCCTGGAGAAATCCAACAGAAACAACCTGGATATGTTGAATATGTAGCAATGTTAGAATAAGACCAAATTTTGCCTTTTTCTATATTGTCCTCTGTGAACGGGGACGCTCTACTTGCTAATAATGCTCTTAATCCTGCCATAATTGCTCCTGTTCTTAACTTTCTATAAACTTAATTCTAATTGCACCCATACCACCACGTGTTGCGTGATCACGCACACCTGGACAAGGTTGTGGTCCTGGACCGCCAACTCCATATGGTAATGTACTTTGACAACCGTTTGTATTATAACAACCACACATAGTATCATTTTGGTAACATGCTTTCCATGTTAATCCTTGACCTGGTGATCTGCCTGTACCGTTAATTGCCGCTAGTGCTTCATTTTGTCCCATACCTGACCAACGTGAGTGTGATGAGTCATCTGACATACCGTACTGAACAACTCCGCCACATTCTGAAATCATTCCTGGAGGAAACGCAACCATGCCTCTAAACAAACATACACATGAAGGATAGCAACCATGGAATCCCATACATGAAATATTTCCGCATCTGTTTACATCTCCGCCATATGCAATAGCGTCCCATTGACCCGAACACTGGTTACAAATTGTACCACAGTTTGGTCCTGTATTTGTGTAACAAAATCCGTTTGCTCTAAAGCAACAGTACATGCTTGGTGATGTTGAGCAAATACTTACTCCACCTTTACCACCTCTAGCACACATACAACTGTTTCCTGATGCCGCTACCATACAAACCATTGTTGGTTCTGAACAGCCTCTAAAACATAATGAGTCGGAGTTACCACATGCAAATCCTGTACAACCGTACATGTAATCTGATGTTGTCATTACTTTTGTTGTTTTTGAATATGATCCTGAGTTACCTGGTAATCCATTACCACAGCAACACATCTTTGCGCCTGAGCCGCCTGCGCCCCAAACTTCAATTATTGCAGTACCGTTTGAACATGGACACCAGCATGAACACTTACAAAACTTTGCGTAAGTATTGCCTTCGGAGAAACTATAGATTCTACCTGTCTCTAGGTTATCTTCTCCACTGGCTGGCTGTTTTGCCTTGATTAGTGCTTCTAATGATGCCATTTAATTCTCTCCTATTATACCGAGCCAACAACCCAACCGTATGTAGAACCTGTATAAATTAATGTAACAATCGCACCACTTACGTCAATGACTAAGTTTTCTGCTGATCCATTAATTACACTACTGTTTCTACCAACAGTTATGTTATTACTTGCCGCATTGTTTGAAATGTCAATAATTTGTATTGTATCATTTACTAACAATGAAGCATTCGCTGGTAAAGTTATAGTGTATCCACTACTGGCAGTATTTGCTAAAATTCTGTCATTTACCGTGGCACTAAAAGTTGTACTTACTTCTCGAGTAGTTACACCAGCAGTACCTGTAGTTGTTATATATCTTCCCATGGTTTTATCCTTCTCCTATTGTATTTATGCTGTAGACGTTTCAATGCCCATAGCGACTGCTGAAATGTTAGCGCCTGAAGCGTAACAAACAATTTTTTGCCCTGCGGCTAAAACTATTCCAGTTCTTTCTAGCACACCTTTGGATAATATCTCTGTATCATATTCAATATACTCTCCGTTTGTTGGTGTAGCCAAATCAGCAACAGCAATTCTAACTGACGTTGCCTGGTTTCCTCTGTTGCAAATGTTTATACTTGCAACCGCATAGTTATCAGTAGGACATTCATATACTGTAGTATTTGCCCCTCCTGTTAAATCTGATGCGCCTATTCTTCCTGTTGCCATTTTGTTTCTCCGTTAATTATTTAGGAACATACTTAATGCTACTGGAGCACCGTCTATTCCGCCTTTAAAGTTTACTGCGTTAAGTATATTTATCCTACCGCCGTCTGTAGTTGATATTTGGTTCTGAGTAACCTCAATCACACCTGCTGTAACACTGTTAACGTTCAATGTAGCAACACCACCACCAATTTGTGATGTGATGTACGTTTTGATTGCTTTTTGTGTTGGAACAACACTATCACTATCAGCACTAAATGTACCATCTGTGCTAAATTCTGTAATTACTGCTCCTGCACCACCAAGTGCAACACTACCTAATTGTAGTTCGTTTAGTCCTGAAATATTAAATGCTTCAACGTTTAGTGTAGCAATACCTGTTGCCTGTTCAACGTTAAACAATCCACCAACTCTAAAGTTACCATCTTGGTCAGTACTTGTGTAGAACACTCTTCCTCCACCAAAATCGTTTGTTTCATATTGTGGATCTGGATCAGTTAAAGGTGCTCCAGGATAGTTTGTATTACTAAAGTTACCTGTACCAATATCTAGGAAATCGTGTCCTGTTAAACGCACTTGTGAATAACGTCTTCTAATAGTAATCGGGTCATTGTGTGGAGGTCTTTCTGACTCTAGAATTGCTGGACTAACTTGCAATAATGCACTATATGGACTGTTACCTAGCAAGTTTGTAATACTTACAAGTTTAAACCATCTGTTAGGTAAACTAGCAAATTCAACATTAGAACCTTTTTGTGGAATAGCATCTAAATTATCAAATCTAAGTTTTGTACCGCTTTGTCTAATATCTGCAAAACCGTCACCTACTACTTCTGCACTCGCTGTAATAAATCCTGTACCTCTGTTTGAGTAAGTAGGTTGTGCAAGCACACCATTACCAATTCTTACTGTATGTGGAACTTCAACTGTATGACTCGGATCAATTAATGTCATTGATGGAGGATTACTATATCCGCTACCTGGTTCAATAATTTTAACTTCAACAACTTTTTCGTCTGCTACTCTTGCTCTACCTCTTGCTCGTGTACCACTTGTTGGTGCACTGAATATTACTCTTGGAGTAATGTCATACGCTGAAGTAGCATCTAATGTTGCCGCTATTGCAGAGCCCTTAACATGTTCCCATCCTGATGAACCGTCTGATTCTTTTGTAATAGTTGCAACTTTTGTTGCCGCATTAAATGAACTAATAACACCGTACTGGCCTGCTCCAAGTCCACTTACAAGATAAATCATCATACCGTTGTATGTGCCTGTTGGATTAATATCAGTTGCCGCAAGTGTAATTTGCGTAGTATTTCCAGCCTGTGCATTTGAAGCAATAGTAACAAATCCTTCGCCACCGTATACTGATGAGTCTGACTCAAGTTGTACTTCAAATACTCCACCGCTTCTTACTGTTACTGCACTTACTGCCGCTCCAAAACCTTCACCTTGTAATGAATATCTTGTTGCCGCACCAATTGTTGCAACTTTAAATGTTACATTTGCCGCTCCACCGCCGCCAACTAATGAATCATTAATTGTAATTGTATCTGCGATAGCATGTCCTGTACCACCTTTTATAACTGTAGGTACAATTCCACCTACTGATGTAATTTCAAGATCAAATTCTTGTCCTGTACCACTTCCTGAACTTGAACCTGTAATACCTTTGTACGTACCTGCTACTCTTGCTGGATCGTTATTTGCTATATTGTCAAGTGTTAGAATTGCTGTTGTGGCTTCAGTTGTGTAACCTTGTCCTGCATTTGAATATTCTAATTGTAAAATTTCATTTGCTCCATCAGTTAGAACATTTGAAATTTGTGCTTCTAATTGCTGGTTATCAACTTTACCTAACACTGGTGTTTCTGTAACATCAATACCTTCTGCAACTGAACCAAAGTCTCCGTATGAGTTGTTTCCGTTAGTAGCACGTATTTTACCACCGTTTTCTGCTAGGTATCCAATATGGTTGTAATATGTAAACACAGAAACAAGTTCTGATCTACCTAAGTTTGTAACCCAATAACCAATACCATCACTTAAGATCTGTGTAAAGTCGTTAGCAACAATTGAATCGTTACCGCCGTCATGTAAATCTCCATCTACTTTTAATCCAATACATGCTGTACCAAATGTAGTTACGTTTTGTACGTAAGGTGATTTATTTGTAATCCATGCTTCAGTATGTGCTGGACCCCAACCTGGATCTAATGAAACATACGCTCCTGCTGTTGGACGTTTAGTTCCGTAACCGTTTGCTCCACTTAGTGATCCAGTCAATCCTGTAAGTGTACAGTTACGTATACCTGTTCCGTTACGTGCAAAGAACATATCTTTTAACAAGTTACCTTCTACTGAGTGTACATAATATTTTGCATTTAATAGTGATCTATAGTTACCTGAGTAAATTAAGTCATGTTTTACACCATCAATATATGCGTTCATATCTCTTGCACAAGCCGCTAGTGTGTAAGTATAACTTGGATAAGTTGCCGCAATATAAGCATGTACTTCTGCAATAATAAAGTCTCTATTTGCTTCTATTACTTCAACAGCATATGTATATCCTGTTGATGTTTCTGGAGTATTTGAACCGCGCATAGTTGGCATTGTACTATCGCCTGATGCACCGTTTACACCCCAATCAATGTAATCATAAATTTCTCTAAATAAGTTTTCTGCCGCAGTACCTGCACTTGCATTACCTGCTGGTCTTGTTGTAACTTGAGTTGCACTGTTTCCTGTTGATTTTGTAATAGCAACGTTTTGTACAATATTGCTAATAACTGCTGAAATTCTAGTAAGAGCCGCAATACTTTTTGGAACGTCTGCCGCACTTGTTTGACTTGGTGCTGGTTTAATTCTTGTTGAACGTAATTCGTCACCAACAATAGCAACATCTTCTGGAATAATAATTGGAAGTACTTCTTCGTATTCTCCAGTTTTTACAAATATTGTTTTTTGTGCATGTAATTCTGTTGGAATATTAGTTGTTACACCTGCTGTAATTGCATCAGTTGTAATTTTAATTAAGTTATCAATAGTTGTAGTTGATCCTGGTGTTGCATCATACGCTGTTAATTTTTGTTGTGTAATTGGAGATGCTACACTGTTTAGTGATGCATAGTTTGCTGTTGGATCTGTTTTTGCAAGAATGTTTGGCATAATACTTTTAAGGTAATTAATTGCCGCAACAGTTTCACCTGTTTGTCCTGCAATATAACTTGCGCCACCTGGTTGGAAATAAGATAATGCTACTAAGCGTGATCTAACATTACCACCATGTGATAAATCCCATGCAACAGCATCAATAATTTGTCCTGTGTCTCTTGTACATTTTGCTTTGTCGTATGTAAAAGATCCTGTAAATGGACTAATAGCATTGGCAATTTGATAGTCTACCCATTCTACTGTTTGTTGTTGTAAGAAAGATCTATTTGCTTCAATTAATAATCTATCGTTTTGGTTTACTGATCCATCTCTAATTTGTTCTGTTGCAAAACGTACTGTTTTGAATGGTCTGTCTAACGTAATACCTCTATCTGGAGTTTTACCGTCTACACCACTTTGTGTATCTACATAGTAAACATGATTAACTTGACCAAAGTATGTCCACTCTGGAGCAGTTTGTGCGTCATTAACTTTTAACACCTGTCCAGGTTTTCCAACTGGTAAACGTGCTGGACCTGATCCACCGTAGTAAACAATATCACCAATAGTTGTTAAGTTTCCTGCTTCAGCACCACCACTAAAGAAGTTCCAAAAATTTCCGCCTGTATCACTAGCAGGATCGTTCACTCCATTATTTGAAGTATGCGATTGTACTGCAATGTAACTGTTAACACCTTGTTGAACAGTATCACCTAAATCGTAATATGTTGCTGTAGTCCAAGTATTTTTCCATTGTGCGCCTTCGTTTAATTTTTCCCAATATGTTAAATTTGGTGGGCGTACACCGTTTGAATTTGCAATAGCAAGATAAGTATATCCTCCTACTCTTACAACATCACCTGTTAGATAATCTTGGTTTGCTGAGTCATCTCCGTAGTCGCCTCTTAAATTAAATCCTGTTGCAAATACGTCCCAGTCATTTGGATTATCTGTTGGAGGCTTTTCTGAGTTATTTGTTTTTGAAACATAAGTGTAACCACCGTAAGTAACAATGTCACCTGGTTGGTATGGTGAATATGGTCCCCAACTATCTTCAAATTCTAATCCTGGAATAAACTGTGCCCAGTTTGCTTCATCTGTTTTTAGATCAAGTGCAACACTTGATGTATGATATGTTGTACAAATCCAAAGTCCGCCTGAGTCTTTTACAACATCGTTAATTTTATATCTATATCCACTTGCCCATTCACCTAGGTATTCAATACCTTTATGGAAGTAATCCCATTTTGCTTGATCTGCTTCTAATCCTATTATTGCTGTTGCCGCTGAAGTATGACCTGTGTTACAAGAATAAACTTGTCCACCGTACTTAACTAAGTCACCAACTCTATAACGTATGCCAACAGCCCAATCTGTTTTCCAATCAAAGCCATCACTAATAATGTCCCACTTTGATTGATTTAATTCTAATCCTGATGTAGTATTTGGCGAACTAACATGATATCCTGTACAAATATAAACACGCGAACCGTACTTGACAATGTCATTAACTTTGTAACGTGTATTAATTGACCAATCTGCTTTATAATCAAAGCCTTCGCCATACAAATCCCAAAAAGCGGCAGTACTATCATCACCAAGATTACTTTCCAAACCACCAATGGCACTTGAGTCTGAAATGTGTCCTGTGTTACAAATATAGAGTTGTCCGCCGTATTTTACAATATCATTAATTTTATAAACGGCACCAGTTGCCCAGTCGCCTTTCCAAGTTTGACCGTCTGCAAACACCTGCCACTTGGCTGTTGAATTATTTAGATCTAACATAAAGTCAGTCTGTGATATGTGTCCTACTACACACATAAAAGTTTTACCACCATATCTTACTACATCATCTTTATAGTAAGTGGTTGCTTCAGACCATTCGTCTTTCCAAATAAATCTAATTCTACCTAATTTAAATTCTGCCATTGGTTACTCCACCGTATACGTTATATTTATCATTATCACTCATCATCGCCTATTCCTGGAAAGCCTCCTGTTGCTTCAGCACCACCTGCTACAAAGTATGCTTGTGCCGCCATATCGCCGCCGACTGTACCTGCTCCACCTTGAATACTTACTGGTGCGTTGAATACTATAGTGCCACCCAAAGGTTTGAATATTTTATTACCTTCAAAACTTATATCGCCAGCATTTAACCTGTTAACTTTAAGATCTGAACCACCTGATGATACTCTTGCTTGTACATATTTGCCGATTGCTCGCTGTGTTGGTACAATGTTATTTGAGTTAGCCGCAAATGTTGGATCTGTACTGAATTCTCTAATAACAGCCCCTGTTCCGCCAAGTACAACTCCACCTAATCTAAGTTCTTCTAATCCATCTAATTCAAAGAAACTAGCATTAATACTAATTGTACCAGTTGACTGTTCAACTTCGAATAGTTCACCAACTCTAAAGTTACCATCTTGGTCAGTACTTGTGTAGAAAACACGACCGCCGTTGTATTGTAAAACTTCGTTAAATTGTTTTGGTTCTGCATCTTCATCTGGATTATAACCAAATACATACAAACCCGGATATGCTGTACTTGCAAAGTTACCTGTACCAATATCTAAGAAATCATGTCCTGTTAATCTAACTTGACTATACTGTTGTCTAATTATAATACTTTCGCCATGTACTGGTGCTTCTTGACGTCCTAGATTTGGACTTATTTGTAATTTTAAGTTGTATCCACCTAATATACCTGTTGTTTCTTTTATTTTAACAACAAAATATGTAACTCCGTCAATACCAGTAATACTAATATTGTCTCCTGGTCCTGGAAGTTTACTTACATTTTCTAAAATTAATTCATCTGCAATTTGTACAATTTCTGCATAGCCATCACCTGATGTAACTTCTGCTTGTGATCTAAAGTAACCTGTACCAAAATTACTCATTGTAGGTTGAGGTAACACACCGTTAGCAACTTCTGCTACAGTTGTTACGTCTAATGTATTTTTATTATCATTTACAGTTACAATAGGATTACTTGAATAACCTGCACCCGGATCATGCAAAATAAATGTTCCAATTCTACCACTTGCTACAATTGGTCTACACAATGCTCTTGTACCGTAAGTAATTTTGTCTACGTTTTGTTGTCCACTTGTAACAACATACCAATCACTTGTAGTGCTTGATCCTGCAACTCCTGCTCTAATTTCAAAACCTGCAGGTAATAATTTAGCAAGCCAATGGAATCCATCTCTACTAAATGCAACTACATCTGATTGTGCTCCTGTATCGCTTTTTACTGCACAGAATGTTCCTTGTGAATAACCTATCCCTGTCCATTCACCTGGTTCCATACTACCAGCATACCAAGTTATACCATCAAAACTAACTGCTGTTTCTGCTGTACTACTATCAGTTTTTGCTGTGGTTGCTACGAATCTATCTCTTCCCCAAATAACTTTCTCCCAAGCACTTGTTGCTGGAAGTGTAAATGCAGTCCAACTCGACCCATTGTCTGTTGAGTATGCTCCTACGTTACTCGGTGCCGCTACTGTACCAGCAAGTGCAACCCAAACTCCACTTATACTACCACCATATGCAATACAAGACCATTCGTCTGCTGTTGGAAGTGTAGTTGTACCCCAACTATTTCCTGCATCTGTTGATCTAATTGCTGTAGTACTCGCTCCTGAACTTGATTGTACTGTTCCTATCATTATGTCACCTAATGGTTGACCATCAATATCAGTTACAGTATCAGTTGCCGCTAATCCTAAAGTTGTGTCATTCCAAACTGCACCACCATCGCTACTAAAAGATCCTGCACTAGTAGCACCTGCTGTATTAACAAGTGCAATTTTTGTATTTCCTATAGCAACCAATCCACCTTTTCCTGTTCGGTCAGTGTGTGTCCAGCCGTTACCGTCTGTACTAACAGATACTCCGTCTGCATGACTTGCTACCCAAATATCTTGTGAATTATATGTTCCGCGTTTAATATCTTGCCACGGAGCAGTAGTCCCTAAATTTGTTGATTGAAGTTGATAATTTGGTTCTGCAACTTCCGATCTTGGTTCAATATAGTAACGTGAAGTATCATTTAATGTACCATGTATTGGTTGTCCTGTTACATGTTCCCAACCTGGTTCTCCGTTTACTTCTTTTTCTACAGTAGCAACTTTACTTATTGTATTAAATCCGCTAATTCTTCCATATTGTCCAGCACCTTTACCTGCATATATAAACAATCTTTGTCCAATATAATCTGCAGGATCTGTAGTATCATCTGCATTACTTAATGAAAGTGATGTTGATGTACCAATCTGTGCTTTGTTGGCTTTGAACGTATAATTACTACCGCCAATAAAGTTTGAATCTTCTTCAGTAACAAATACTTGGCGCACACCACCTTGTCTAAATTCATTAAATGTGGCTACTGCATTTTGACCATTACCTGTTATTGTCATATTTGCATTTGTGTAACCTTCTCCTGCATGTGTCCATGCTACGCCATGAACTTGATTGTTGTCAGTGTAAGTTTGATAAACCTGTGCTTCTTTACTTCTGTTGTTTACTGTTCCTGTAATCGGAACTTCATCAATATCAAAACCTTCTGCAACAGTTCCGTATGTTCCGTATGAGTTGTTACCATTCAATGCACGAACTTTACCTCCTGCTGTTGCAAGATATCCAATATGGCAATAGTAAGTAAACACAGACACAAGTTCTGATTTACCATCACCGTTTGCCCAGTAACCAATACCATCACTTAATATTTGTGTAAAATCGTTTGCAACAATTGATTTGTTTCCTGAATTATGTAAGTCACCGTCAACTTTCATTCCTATGCACCCTGTTCCAAATGTTGTTACGTTTTGTACATATGGGGATTTAGTTGTAATATGTGCATAAGTATCTGCAACTCCTGTTGCTGGATCTAATGAAACATATGCTCCTGCTGTTGGGCGTCTAGTTAAATTATCATTTGGTTGTCCTAGTGTTCCTGATAGACCTTGTAATGTCATATTACGTAATCCTGAACCGTTGTGCATGTAAAACATATTGTCTAATTCATATCCATCTGCTGGCATAATAACTGTTGAACGTAATTCGTCGCCAACAACAGCAACATCTTTTGGAATAACTATTGGAAGCAATTCTTTGTATGCACCTGTTGCAACAAAAATTGTTGCTGGTGTTCTTTCTGCTAAATTTCCTTGTAAATATTGACAAGCATATTTTACTGTTTTAAATGGAGTTGCTGGATTTCTACCTGCTGTTTGAATATCTTCACCAAAAGGACTCACATACCAAACTTTGTTAATTTCAAATAAATTTTCATATTTTAAAGTTGTATCTTCGTCAACCTTAAGAAGTGCTCCTGCACCACCGATAGCAAGTCTTGCTGTGCCTAATGTACTTCCATCATCTTTAGTTGCATATGTTCTAATATCACCTCTATAACGTAATACATTATTTGTCGCACTAGTTTCATTATTACCAGCGTATTTTGTCCAATAGTAGTCGTTACCAGTTAATGTATCTGTATCAATTCTTGGTCTTGATTCAAATATATTACTATAATGTTGTTTTTTACAAATATAAGTTTCACTTTCGTCCATAACAACTTCGCCTGGATAGTATTGAAAGAAACTACTGTCGCCTTCAATTGTTGCTGATTCTTTCCATTCGCCCTTCCAAGCAAATCCTGTTACAAGTAATTTCCATTGCGCTGAAGTGTCAGTATCAGGATCACCTGGTTCAATAAGTTCATTTGCTAAAACATTAACTAACGCTTCGTATAAGTATCCGCCCTTGCGTACAACACTACCTGGAGCATAACTATTGAGTATTGACCATTCGCCCTTCATTGAGTATCCTTGTACTAATACTTCCCAGTCAGCACCTACGCCATCTTGTTCTAAGCCAAATGCACTTGGATTTGAACCAATGTTAATAGTTAACGCAGTATAGGTATATCCTCCGTACTGTACTATATCTCCTGGTTGATAGGCTTCGTTAGGATCCCATATTTCTTCAAATCCTAAACCTGGTAACCATATGTCCCAATCAGCAGTATCATTAAATGTGTCTGTACCACTCATACCTCGTTTTGCTTTGTACAAGTTTGGTCCAAATCTCACAATATCATTTGTTTTATACCATTGAGATCCTGACCAGTCGCCTTTAAATTCAATTCCTTCTACTACAAGTTCCCACTTAGCCGCAGTTGAATCTAGACCTAAATCTGTTCCAATACCTTCTCTAATATCACTGTTACTTGTATGGCCAACAATACAACGATATACGTTTCCACCATATCTTACAATATCATCAACTTTGTATCTAGTATTTTCTAACCATGCACCCATCCAATTATCACTTCTATTATACACTGCCCATTTAGATTGGTCTGCTTCTAATCCTTGCTGTGTTGTATTACTTGTATGGTCAGTAACACAAATATATAATATTCCGCAATATTTTACTAAATCGGCTTTCTTGTAAACTGTACTTGCAGTCCATAATGCAAGATAATTAACACCTTTAGCAAACGGTGACCATTTTTCTCCGTCTGTTTCTAGTCCTAAACTAAGTGATGATGCACTAGTATGGCTATCAATACAATTATAAAGTATACCTCTATATTTTACAACATCATTTACTTTGTAGAATGCTTCTGGTTGCCATTCGCCCTTCCACTGGCGTCCGTCGCCCATTTGCTCCCACTTAGGAGTAGATTCTCCTGCTACAAGAAAGTCTAAATCTGTGTTAAAATCTGCACTTGCAGTATGCCCTGACAAAGCAACAAATACTTTACCACCATAACTTATAACATCATCTTTTCTGTATGCTGTCCCTGTTACCCAAGGACCTTTCCAGTTAAATCTAATTCTATCAATTCTAAATTCTGCCATTTTCTTTCCTGTTCACCTATTATGTAAGTGTATTTATTTGTCCGCCCATGCCTGGATGATTAACACAATAGTAATATAATGTTGGTGCATTTACTGGCACCTTAAATTTTACATAACTACCTTTAACTCCTGCTTCACCCAATATTGTAACTCCGGTTGTATATTCTACTCCGCCTGCATGTATGCCATTTGGAGTAATTGATAACCTCAATGGATGTGTGTTATTTGTTGTTGAACTTTGTCCAAATGTATACGTTTGTCCTTCATATAAGTTAAGTGTAGGACTAGTAATACCGTTAAAATGATATTTGTTTCCAGCACCATACTTATTAGTAGCACTTGCAACTGTCACTTCGTAAAAGTTTTTGTTGTATTCTGTAAGTCCATCACTACTTACGTCTGTTGAATATGTATGTGGCTCGTTAAATTTAAGTACAAACTCTCCATCGTCATTTATGTAATAATTAATATGTCTATTGTCCCAACGTAATTGTTCGTAGTTTAAATTTGGATAAACAATTTCGTGATTTTGATCTCTACCTTCGTAAAAGTCTACACCTTGTTCGAAGTCATTATAATTTTGATCTGGATCACCTGGTTTATTAATTTGTATACTTGCATTATTATCCATTTGATCTACTTTTGTAAAAAATAATTCGCCTTGGTCGGTTCTGCGTAGTGCATACAAAAATCTACCGTCAATGTTTCCAGTTACGTTTGTTACATCATTTCCTGCATACTGACTCATTTATTGCTCCTTACTGTATATCCACATAACTTACAACAGCATCTATGCTGTTAGTTGCACTTGATTGTACTATTAATTGATGTGCTGTTGGTAAAACAATCTTTTCACCACCAATCATTGCTTTGAATGCTGTCTGTGGAGGTATCATTACATCTTTGACATAAAATCCTTCTACACTTCCATCATCTTTTATTAACACACTTCCTTGCACTGCAAAGTCTGTAGTATTTGCTAAGTTAAGACCAATTACTGTGGCATTAGTTGCCGCTGGTACTTCAAAAACTACAATTTTTTGTGTTCCTATATCTTTAATTACTTTTGTTCTAAAAAACGTTGCCATATCTTTATCCTAATACTAATACAAATTCTAGTGCGATACCTTCCGCATCATTTCTACTTATTCCACCGCTTGAACCTGCAACACTAACCCAGTTTGTTCCGTCAAAGATTTCAACACGATCGTCTTCATTGTTGTACCTCATCATGCCTTCTTCAGCATTGATCGGTGCAGGTCTTTGAATGTTGTTACCAGTCGGTATTACAACACCACCAGTTCCAGCAAACTTATAGTATCCAGTTCCAGTTACATTGAAAGTTGTAATGCTATCTGATACTGTATTTGTAACAGAATCAGTATCAAATTTCATTTGGTCCAGTATAACTCCGCCTGTTCCATTTCCGGATAATACTAAGTCTGCATTAGTAGTTATCGTTTTAATCTCATTGCTGTCGATTTCTATATCATCAACAATTAACTTGTTTGTACTAAAGCGTTGGCTAGTCAAATCTGCTGTTAAAGCACCTGCATTGTAGAATCTAATTACATTATCGTTTGCTCCAGGTGTTAATTCTACAGTAATTTTTGTATCACCGTCCCCATCTTGTAATCCATCATGCAATGATACCCATTGTCCGTTATATCCTTCAAAACTATTAGTGTCAGTGTTATAACGTAACATACCAGTTACAGGTGTACTGTTACGGTCTGCTGATGCGCCTTTTGGTAAAAGTACACTATCAATACTGTCAATTTTTAATACACCACTGCCTGGATTCAACACCATGTCTGCTGTACTGCTTATGATATTATTATTAAATTTAATATCATCTAGTGTTACTTTACCAGTACCGTTTGCTCTTAATTCTAAATCACTGTTAGATTGTGTTGTTGTAATAAAATTATCATCAATTAAAATATCGCCAGTGCTAAAACTATTTGCTGTTACTCTGCCCAAAGCATCTAAGTTATCTGCATTCAATACACCTTGTACAGTTAAATCTTTTTCAACTACAACATTATTACTTGGTACAATCACTGTACCAGTTCCGCTTGCTTCTAGTTCTAAGTCACTGTTAGATTCTGTTGTAGTAATTGTATTGTCGTTTATTTGTATATTGTCAAAATTAATTTGACCTTGCACAGTCATATTATTATTGATAGTTACATCATCAAATGTTGCTGTCGTACCAGTTACGTTACCTACAAAAGTAGTAGTACCGTCAACTGTTAAATTAGTTTTTGCAACAGTATCATTTAAGAATACAATACTTCCTGTGCCATTTGCACGTAATTCTAAATCACTATCTGATAATGTTGTTGTAATATAGTTGTCATTAATTTCAATATCTTCAAATTGTACTTGGCCATTGATATTAAGTTCTCTATTTACTGTTAAACTATTAGTTGTGTAAACATTACCAGATAAACTATTAAATTGTACAGTACCTGTTACATTCAAATCGCCTGTGATGTCTACATCGTTATCAGGAAAAACAATTTTACCTGTTCCTGCGGCTCTTAATTCTAAATTACTATCAGATTCTGTTGTTGTAATATAGTTGTCATTAATTTCAATATCTTCTAAATTAAGTTGCCCATTAAATGTTGCTGTGTTAACAGTTATAGTATCAGCAGTGATTGTACCGCTTGCGGCTAAGTTTGCAAATTGAGCAGTACCTGCCACAACAATGTTTCCACCAACTTCTAAATCTGCATCAGGAAATACTACTCTTCCTGTGCCAGCCGCAGTAAGTTCTAAGTCACTGTCTGAATCAGTTGTTTGTATTTTGTTTCCTGATATAAAAATATTTTCAAATTGCACACTATTGTCTACAATTAGTCCATCACGCACTGTAAGATTTGCGTTAATTGTTGTAGATGCACCAGTTTGGTTTATTGCGCCTAAAACATTTAAATTATTGTTTACTGTAACAGTATTGTTAAATGTTGCAGTGTCATTAGTAGTTAATGTTCCTGTTATCTCAACATTATTATTAGGAACAACTACTGATCCTGTGCCCGATGCAACAAGTTCTAAATCACTATTGCTATCTTGTGCTGATATAGTGTTACCTTCAATTTTAAGATTACCGTTATCAAAATTGTTTGCGTAAATATTTTTCCAACGTTTTGTAGTTGTACCTAAATCAAAAGTATTGTCTGTGTTTGGTAAAATATCACTGTTTACATCTGAAGCAAATTCAACACTATCAGTATCTGCATCACCTATTGTAATATTACCGCCAAGTGTAAAGTTACCTGTGACTGCTAAGTTACCTGTGATATTTGTATCTGCTTCAATATCAACAGTATTTGTTGCACTATCAATAACAAAGTTTTGTGTAAGTGTTTCAATAGTGTTTCCACTTAATCTAAAATCGCCTGTTTCAATTTTTGTTCCGTCGATAAATGTTACATTGCCACCTGTACCAAAAGTAATACCGTCTGGTGTAGTAATGTTTAAGTTAACAGCATCAAAAACAACTTCGCCTGTTTCTTGATTTACATAAAAATTATCACCAACTCTAAAATCACCTTTATGGTCAACACTTGTAAATCTTACTTTAGCGTTATTAAGTTCTTCAACTTCGTTTGCTTGTACTACTGTTGTTTCGTCGTTTGTTACTTCTTTACCGTTACCTATGTATGCAAAGTTATGTCCAATCAAATACATAATAACACCAGTGCCGTCTCCTACTGCACCTTTGTTACCATATACGTTTGCTGATCCTATTGATCTAATTTCAGCACCAAAATCAGTTGTATTGTATAAGTCTATAAAGTTAGCAGTTGCACCACCACTAAATGTTAAATTTTGTTTTACTTTAATATCTTCATTTATAGATGTATCATTTAAAGCACCGTCTAAATGTGTAAGGAACACACAATTATTATCACCTACAATTTGTGATGTAGGAACTGTATATGTTGTATCAAGATATCTTGCACTATTACTAATTCTTATATCATCTATATGACCTGTAAAAAAGTTTGCTAAGTTAAAATTGGCCCCTATAAATAATGGCTTAGTTGTTCCGTAATTATTATTGTCTACGTATGTGCTACCAATTTGATTGCCGTCAAAATACATTCTTGTACCGTTAGCAAATCTGCTAACTGCAACATGGTGCCAAGTATTTGCACTTATTGTTCCGCCATTTATAACTTGTGTATTTCCGTATTTGTATTTTAATGTTGTGCCGTCTAAATAAAAGTAAGGAGCAGTATCTGTTGCAATTCCTGCTCTCATATCAAAAATTGGTTGTTCACCAGTAGTTGAACTTGCATATATCCATGCTTCTAATGTAAAATCGTCTGTACCAAATCCAAAATTATCGTGTGCGCCAATACTTAGATAACTGTTAACACCGTCTAAGTTTAAACTTGATGTACCAAATTTCTTTATTGCAGTATTTAATTTTGCACTGCCTTTAAATGCTATTGCTTTTGATGTTCTTGTTGTTGCTTCTGTGATGCCCTGTACATTACCTGCAATGTAAAACTTATCGTCGGCGTCTTTTCTATCAATAACTCCACTAGCAATTACAGTACTTCCGTCAATACTGTTTACTGCAAAAGTTTCTCCTGCACTAAATGATCCTGTAACATCACTTACTCTAAATTCTGTTTCGCCTGATCCTTTTAATCCTGTTGATCCGTTTGTAGCATAAAATCCTCTGTTAGCAAAATATGTAAAACTGTTTAACCATTCTACTCTAACACCATTCTTAACAGTTAGTGCATCAACTCCTGGAGTAATAAATGTTGCGGCGTGAAATAACAAACTTGCTTCTTTTGAATCTGCATGTGCAACACTTCCGTCTAAGAACGCACCTTTACCAGCATCTCCTTGATTGAATCCTCTTGGATCACTTGCATTTGTAACTGAGCCTTTTGTTATAACTGTTACGTTTCTTACATACGGACTACGAGAAGTTACTTTAAAGTTTGGTGCAAATTTAAATGCATAACCTACATCAGTACCGCTATTATAATAAAAATCTTGGATTGTTAAATCTTCTACAGTTGTCTCTCCATTTAAATGGAATACATCTTCTGAGTCTACACTATCAGGTTTGATAGTTACACTTCTCATGCTATGACCTTTTACTGTTACTCCTGCTGGAATAACTAATGGAAGTCTTTCTTGGTATACTCCTGGATATACATGAATTGTATCTCCTGCTGTTGCATTTTGCAATGCCTTTTCAACAGTGAGATAAGGTGATTGTGGATGGTTTCCTGCATTATTATTACTGCCGTTTTCGCTTACATACAACGTATTAGCATGTCTAGTATTTAAACTTATACCAGATATATTTGCATTAGTTGTATTGATTGTTTGACCATTAACTGTGTCAGCGTGTACTGAATTCCATGCTTTTGTACTTGTACCTAAATTGTATGTACCGCTTGCATTTGGTATAATATCACTTGCTATTTCTGCATTAAAATCAATACTATCTGTATCTGCGTCACCTAATATTATATTACCGTCAGCACTAATATTTCCTGTAGCATGTAAATTTCCAGTTACATTTGTATTTGCAAGTAATTCTATACTGCCTGTGCCATTTGTTGCAATTTCTACGTTTGCGTTTGAATCTGTTGTTCTTATTGTATTATCGTTTATTTCAAAACTATCAACTATAAGTTTATTTTGGTATACGACTTGATCAGCGGTACCTAAATCAATAGTTCCTGTGCTACTTGTAATATCATTATTTTCAATAGTAATATTGCCTGCTGTTAGTTTATCTAACACCAAGTTTGTAGTTCTAATAGTACCGTTAACGTCTAGATCGTGTTCTGGAGTTGCTGTATTAATACCGATGCGATTGTTAGTTACATCTAAGTATAAAAGGTCTGTCTCAAAAGCCAGGTCTATCCCATTTCTAATGAGATTTGACTTTAAGAGCGGACCGGATATGCGACCTATTGCCATCTCTACTCCTTAACACGGGGATCCTGTCCCTCCAACCACCTTACATTGCGGGTTGACCACAGTATTAATAACCAAAGAATTTTAGGTCTGATTCTTTTGTTATACTGTATTTATATGAATGTGGATAATATAATGACTTAGTTAGCCAAAGATAAGAATAAATTCATTCATTATCTCGTCCATTTCAGCGGCACTTACTGTAGCACCAGATCCCGAAGCATCTGTCCAACCACCAACTGAATATACTTCTAAATATCCTAATGCGGCATTCCAACGTGATGTACCAATTTCTGGAGTAGTTGGTCTATTTGCACTTGTACCTGTAGGAATAACCCACGCACTTGTTTGATTAAATTTAATATATCCATCTCCTGAAGCACTAATACTATAAGCATTGTCAGTGTGAGCAGTAAAAGTGTTATCAAGTACATGTAAATTTTCAAGTTGAACTTTACCTTGTCCTGCTTCTGGAGCAAGTATTAAATCGCTATTTGTATCTGTAGGTTGTATAGTGTTTCCGTCAATATCCATACCAGATGTTAATTCTAGTCGATTCATTGTTGTAGCACCGTATGATGTTGTCATACTATTAATGCTTTGTGCAGTAAATTCTATTTTGTTTCCTGGTCTAGGAGTTACAGATGTTTGTAAATCATCACTGTATAGTCCTGCACCTAACACTTTTTTAAATGTGTTTGTACGACCTACTATTTCATTTACATCTGCATTATATTGTATAGCACCAATATTGTTACTAAATGTGTTTGTGCTATCAGTTAAAGTCTTTGGTAATACAATACTATCTGTACTATCTATTTTTAAATTGGTAACAGGGTCTAAGATTATATCTGCAGATGAACTAGACTGCACAACATCATCTCTAACTTTTAATCCTTGTAAATCAATAAATGCACCACCAGATGTTCTAAGTTCTAAATTACTATTAGAAACAGTAGTTGTTACATAGTTGTCGTTAAATTCTATATTACCGTCAGTTTCTAATTCATTAAGATCAACATCTCCTGCAATACCTATATTGTGTGCAGTAAGTGTACCATTTACTGTTAAATTTTGAGATAAGTTTGTGTTTTGCATAAAACGAACAACACCAGTTCCGTTTGCTCTAAATTCTAAATTACTATCTGAAGATTTTGTTTGTATTTTGTTTCCAAAAATTTGTATGCCTTCCATAGTAATTCTACTAGGTGCAATAATGTTGTTTGTAACTGTTGCATTATCAAATGTAGCAGAAGGTGCTGTAGAAATACCTAAGTTTGTATTTCCTTCTATAGTAAGATTTGGTATTGTAACAAGTTCATCTAAAATAACATTGCCTGTTCCGTTGGCATTAAATTCTAAATCTGCATTACTATCAATTGTTTGTATCCTATTACCTGCTAAACTTATTGACCCAACTATTGCAGATGGTGCTGAGAAAAATGTATTGATTGTTGCAAAATCTGCTGTAATATCTGTTGCATTAATGTTAGGTGCTACTCCACCGATAGTATTAACCGAAATACTTTTTTCTACTTCAACGTTTTCGTCTAATATAACTTTTCCTGCACCACTTGCTCTAAAATCTAAATCTGAATTTGATACATTAGTTGTAATTACGTTCCCTTCAATTACTATATCGCCGGCAATCATTTGTTCTAAAGAAATGTTATTTGTTATTAATCTATCACCACTTGTTTTTTCCATTGTTGCACTTGCAAAACTGTAGTTTGCACCTGGTGCTATAATTGTATTTTCTACTAAAACATCACTTAATATTTTTACTTTACCTGTGCCTGCAGGGGCCATTACTAAATTTGCATCACTTTCGTTTGTTGTAATTCTATTTCCTACAAAACTTGTTGTTCCTAGATTAGCAAACCCATCTACTTGTAAAAAAGGAGTAACAAGATTATTAAAAAACGAATCTTTACTTATAGTGATATTATCTGTGACGTTTATATCGGAGGTTGCATCACCACTGTCTAGTGTACTGACATCTGTTTGAGTAAATGCTTGTCCTGTTGTTAAACTACTAAACTTAACGTTACCTGTTCCGCTTGCTACTAATTCTAAATCTTCATTAGAATCTTTTGTTGTAAGTCTATTACCTTCTATATCAAATATATCTGTTGTTAATTTTTCAGCATATGCAGTTCTCCAACTTTTTGTTGTTGATCCTAAGTTAAAAAGCGAATTTACGTTTGGAGTCATACCCGATGTTACATCGCTATTAAAACTAATATTATCTGTATCAGCATCACCTAAACTAACTAATGATCCTGAAATAGTTGCATTTCCTGCTGTATCTAAGTTTCCTGTTATATTTGTATTTGCATTAATATTAACTGTGTTTAATGCTGAATCTACTTTTAAATTTCCTACAAGGCTTTCTAATTTATTATCTCTTAATCTTATAAAATCTGTTCTTACTCTGCTATCGTCTATTGTTACTGTTGAACCGCCTGTAACTATTGTTAATGAGTCTGTGTTGCTAAAATCAATACTTGCAGATTGTATTTCAGTTTTGCCTGTATCTTGATTTACAAATAATGCACTACCAACTCTGTAATTACCTTGTTCATCTACAGTTGTAAAGTTTACTCTACCTGAGTTTATTTCTACAACTTCATTTTCATGTATTGATAAAGTATCGTCATTTGCTGTGCTTTTACCTGTGCCTATGTAAGTAAAATTATGATTAATTAAGTATGCATTTGTTCCTGCACCGTCTGCTTTAATTCCAAATTCGCCGTAAACATTTGCACTACCAATCAAACGCATTTCTGCACCATATTGAATAGTTGAACCATCAGTGCTTAAATGTCCTGTTGAGCCTCTTTCAAGCAGTATACCCTGTTGAGCAAAGTATATAAAACTGTTTAACCATTCTACTCTTACACCGTTTGTTAACTTAACACTTTCTACTCCCGGAGTAATAAATGTTACGCTATGGAATAGCATACTTGCTTCTTGGCTTGAACTAGTTACACTTGCTCCGTCTACTAATACACCTTTACCAGCATCTCCTTGATCATAACCTCTCGGATCGCTTACACTTGTTACACTACCTTTTGTAATTACTGTAATGTTTCTAATGTATGGACTTCTGCTTGTTACTGTTGCATTACTCTTAAATGAAAATGCATATCCTGGGCTAAAGTAGTCTTGTATAGTAATATTTTCTATTGTTGTTTCGCCATCTAATAAGAAAGCATTGTTTGTGTTCGTTGCTACTGTTGGTTTAATTATAACATTACGCATATCTTCGCCAATAATTGTAACATTTGCTGGAACATTTAACGGAAAGACTTCTTCATACTCTCCTGCACCAATATGTATTGCTACAGGACCTTGAACACTAGAATCTACAAATGACAATGCATGTTTAAGCGTAAGAAACGCACCATTAGGATGATCACCAACGTTGCTGTCATTACCATTTTTATCAACATAAAAAATGTTACCTTGTCTAGTTGTAATTTCAATTAATCCGTTTTCTAAATTAATACTGTTTCCGAGTATATTAGTTGCTTCTATTGTATTAAAGTTTAATTGATTCCATTTAGAATAATTTGCTCCAAGATTAGATGAACTGTTTGCATCAGGAACAATGTTACTATGTATATCAGCATTTAGTGTTACTGTGTCTGCTAAACGTGTGCTATCATCGCCAGTATCACCAAAAACTAAATTACCATCAAAAGTAATATTACCTGAAGCATTTAAATTACCTGTAACATTTGTGTTGGCTTGTAGTTCAATAGTTCCTGTGCCGTTTGGTAAAAAATTTATATCAGAATTAGTTACATAAGAACTAATAGTATTATCTCTAAACAATAATTGCTGAGTAGCAATACCACTAGAACGCACATCACTTTTAAAATTAATATTACCTGTTAGAACATTTATATCATTGTTAGATAATGTAAAATTACCTGGACTTAATGAACTTGTACTGAGAAAGTTACCTTTGAGTGTATCAACTACATCTAATTCAAAGGCAGGGGAAGTAGTATTAACACCAATTCTATTAGTGCCAACTTTTAATTTTAATAAAGGCGTATTGGCTTGTTGATTACGGAAATCAATATCTTTGCCTTGACGTTCGAGATTAGCCGTTAATAACGGACCGGATATTCTACCTACTTGTGCCACTTATATTCTCCTGACACAGTATTTATTTGAATTTTTGGATTAACCTTCTTTGAACTTGATACGCACAGCACCGTCACCACCGCGCCATCCGTGATCTCTAACACCTGGACATGGATTAGCCGCTGGTCCACCTGTTCCGTATGGTACAAAGTGTCCGCAACCAATTTGTTCATAACACTGACATGCTCTGTTACCCATCCAACAACTACCGTGATAAACACCTCTTGATGGATTTCTACTTGCCGCATTCAATGCTAAACTAAATTGGTGGATTCCCATTCCTGACCAACGTGAATATGGATTATCATCTTCAGTATTGTATGTGATCATAGCCCCGTCTTTACCAAACATACCTGATGGTGTTGCAACGTGATAGTATCTCATACATGTACATGCTGGATAACATCCTAAGAAACTTGCACATGATTTCATTCCGCAACAGTTTAGATCTCCACCATAACTATTTGGAATAAATGCACCTGAACACTGGTTACATACTAGTCCACAGTTTGGACCTCTGTTTGTTGTACAAAAGCCGTTTGCTCTATAACAGCAATAAGCAGAAGGTGTAGTTGAGCAAAAACTAATTCCGCCTCTACCACCTTGTGTACATACACAACCATTGCTACCTGATGAGAACCAACAATACATAGTTGGCTCAGAACAACCTCTAAAACATAAAGAACTTGCGTTACCGCATGACTTACCTAAACATCCACATACTCTTTGATCACTGGACATAGTAATAGTTTTTCTTGTGTATGCTGATGCGTTACCTGGTAAACCAAATCCACAACAACACATTCTTGCACCTGATCCACCTGCTCCCCATGAGTCAATTTGTGCAGTACCATTTCCTGGTGCTCTAAAACAAAACCCGTTGCACATCTTACTGTACATAGTTCCATTCATGTATGAGTAGACTCTACCCTCTTCAAGATTAATTTCTGTTTGTGTAAAGTTTCTACTACCTAGTAATGATTTTAACGATGCCATGTTTATGTCTCCTACAATTATTTATCAAAATTATGCAATACCGTGATAGGCTTACCTGTATCAGGAGCAGAACTAAATGATAGATAAAATCCAGGCACTTTACCTACTGGATTTTGTATTAGTGTATAGTTTGTTGTTGCAATTTGGAACACGTTTTCAACAAATACCAGTATATTTCTAGCCGCACTCGGTGCTGGAAAGTTAGTATCTCCATTAACTAATGGGCCAAATACTGTTTCAGTTGAATCTCCGTTTCCTAAATTTTGCTGTACAATTTCTGTTGGTTCTTTTTTACGTACTTCGCCCCATGCTCCGTCTGCGTATATTTCAAAAGCCTCAACGTCTGTGTTATATCTTAATGTTCCATTTTCTGGAAACACTGATCTTTCTGATGTACTACCAATTGGCACAATCATACCAGTTTCTCCGCCCATTCGGTTGATTCCCTGTATATCAAACTTAATGCCGGTACCTTTAATATTTCTTATATTAGTACTTTGTGCTTTTATTAATCTCATATTATACCTCTAAGAAACTAACAGTCGCTACTAAATTTGTTGGTGATTCACCTAATGCTACAATTTTGTCTCCTGCTTCTAAAACAATTTTTTCACTATCAAAAGTAAATGTTTCTCCTGCAGGTAATACTAAATTATTAATTACTTTATTTGTATTACTCTTTGCGTCTCCGCTTTTTACAAAGTGTAAATCAAAATTTGTTAATCCATGTTCTTGATGAACTGGATTTGGTGTATCAATGTTACAAACCATAATTGTCAAAACAGCATAAGATTTGCCGCCTGGGACAAGTAGTAAGTTTGTATCTGTACTCGCTATTGCTGTGGATGCTATGGCCATATTTTCTTTCCTTAAAATAACATGCTCAATAATAGAGCATTCTTTCTACTTATTATTTCTCCAGCAGTAGTATTAGCATGTTTGAAAAACAAACCTGTACCACCTGTTTCAGGAGTTTTAACATAAAGTTTCAACCCGTCTGCTGGACCTGCTGGATCTGCTAACGCATCATCAATCGCAGGCGTTGATGTTAGTGTCATATTATCAAGTACCTTTATACCTCCGGTACCTGGTGCTGACAAAATTAAATCTTGATCTGATGTTGTAGTTTCAATCATATTATCTGAGATTTTAATATCTTGAATTTCGAATCTATCTGCAAATACTTGACCTGCGTTTTGTGAATCTAAGTCAAAGTTGATAACACTCTGTACTCCTGATACTTCTCGATCTCGTACTTCAACAAATGATTTTGTTGTACTACCTTCTTCAATTCTTCTTTGGAATGTACTTGTTAAAGCATTTACAATTTCATCATCTACATATTTTTTGTTAGGTATATGATCGTCATCTGTAACACTGCCTTCATAATTATTAGTACCTGTTACGCTTATAACACCCGTACCACTATTAATTAGATATAAGTCTCCGCCATTACTATCAATTGAAACAGTTCTAATACCTAAAAGTGTGTTTGCAAGATTTTTAAATACAAAACCTCCAGTAACACTAGTATCAGTAACTGGATCAGTCCATGTAAAAGTTTCATCAAAAACTATTTGTGCATCAGTAAGTGAACCTCTATCAACTTGTAATCCTGATTGATTTAAAGTAACACCTGCACCAGTTTCTCCATGATTGACTTTTATAATATTATCTGCAACATCTAAGTCTGTACTATTAACAACAGTTTGTGTGCCAGCAACAGTGATATTGCCTGTGAATACAACATTGCCTGCAACTGGACCTGTGTCTAAAGTAATTGTTCCGCCAGGAGTTACTTTTACAATATAATCATTACTTGGTATGCTTACTACACTTGCACTCATTTACTTCACCTATATCGCAGTTAATATCATTAACGACTCTGTAGAATCATCTTGACATTCCCATGTGTATCTATTTCCATCGAAATCAACTGCTGTTCTATTATGTACTTTCTTAATAATTTTTGGACTACTTCCAGGGGCTATGCCAATTAATGATGCTTCGAACTCGGCGCTCGGCGAAATTTTATTCACCAAGCGACAAATTCTTGTAATATTTCCAGCATCATTAGAACATAGGAACTTACCGTTACCACGTTGACTTACTACTTTACCTTCAATTAGACTTGATCCATCATGAAATCGAATCGGTATTGTTGGTGCCGCATCAACGCCAGTTGCTCCAAAGTTCTTTTTATTAACTGGTCTACCCATGTTAGTCCTTATGCGTCTTCAGTGAAATCATCATCATCTGTACCAGATAATGTGTTGTCATCACCTGCTTCTTCCATACGTACAACACCGGCACTTGCCGCTGATCCCATTTGGAATTTAAGTGATGTTCCTGCTAATGCATTTGAGCCAGTTGCACTTGGTGAAGCAACAGTAACTTTACGTCCTGTAATTTTACTTACGCCATATGTTTCTGAATCAGCACCTGCTACTGAAATTGACATTTGTCCTGCCGCTAAGGCCGCAGGCAATACACCAGTTTTTAATGTACAATCAAATGTACCTGCTGTTCCGATTTCTTCGCAACGGAATTTTTTTGAACCTAGTTGTTTTACAATATATCCTTCTTTAACGGCTGTTCCGTTATGAAAGTTTACTTTGATTTCAGATCCGCTTGCTGTAGGACCTACGCCTGCTTTTCCAAAATTTCGTTTATTTAATGGTCTTCCCATTTGTTTCTCCTTGTTACGTTCTAAGTAATACGCAGTGGGTCAATTCTGCATAAGTCCGTTTGTACGGCACGATTATCGACACAAGTATTTATCATCTATACACATTAAGGAAAAATTGTCAAGAAAAAAGACTCCGAAGAGTCTTTTTAAAGTATAAGCAAAATAGGTAGGACTTGGTTACACCTACAAGCACGTACCCGAATACCATTCTAATACGTACAACCTAACCCCGCTAGTGACTGCGATGTGATACTGCGTATTTCTACTACAGCACCTGGG